TGGTTTAAATCTTGGGTCAAACTGCTGCAGGTAATCCGGGTACATACTACGGTTACGAAGAGCAATTTGAAATCGACCACGGTTTGGTTATCAAAGACTTCCGTCAAGCGTCTCGCGGTGCGAACATTGATGTGTTGAATTTGAAATCTGGAACGAACGCTGCGGACCTTATTGATCTTATGATCTCTATGGCCTACACGATCGACAATCCAGAAAATGGCCAAGGTGTATGGTATGTGAACCGTACAATTGAAGCTCACTTGCACAAACAGTCTTTGACTAAAGTTGGTGCGGGTGCCGGTCTTACGTACGACAATTATCAAGGTAAACGCATCTTGACATTCCTTGGAATGCCGATCCGTCGCTCTGATACTTTGTTGAACTCAGAGACTCGCGTAGTTTAATAAATCGGCGGCGGGGTAAAACCTGTCGCCTTCTTTTTAAACATTTGTCAGCGATCGTTATTTTTTTAAAACATTTATTTGGAGGATTCCAAAATGAGACACGATATTGAGAATCAGCTTTCCGTAGCACAAGCCTTCACTGCAACAGCGGTGTCGACTCACTCTTACGAGAAGCAAACAGCGGCTCAAGACATTTCAATCGGTCGTCGTATGGCTTTGGCTGTATACCCTACAGTTGCTGCAGGCGCCGGTTCAACTCACGTCCTTGAAGCAATTCAAGCAGACGACGCAGCACTTACTTCCAACGTTCAATCGTTGGGTTCAGTGACTGTTCTTGCAGCGGCACTTGTACCAGGTGTAGAGATCGAAGTACCGATCCCTCAAGGTGTTATGACCAAGAAATATCTTGGCTTCCGTAACACGATCACTGGCGGTGTGACGACTGTGACTTTAGATGTTTATCTCATGCCTCAAGATGAGATTCCTAAGTTCAAGACGTTCCCAAAAATTAACAACGTGGTGGTGTAGTTATGGCTCGCAAGCTAAAAACATCCGCTCCAGCTGGTGGTATGCCCCTTCCGGGTATGCCTCCTGCATCGGACGCGGCACCGGCTTTAATGGGTAAAAATCCGGAGCTAGCAGCAATGCTGGCTTCTGACGATGTAGAACCAGAAAAAGCTGGCAAGAAAGCAAAAAAAGTAGAAATGGTAAAAGTTGAAGCTTTACGTGAAGGCTTTGACGGCGCGATCGGCCGTATTGTGGTTGGTCAGGTTTTTGAAATCCGTGAGGACCAAATCGGTTCGTGGATGAAAAGAATCTAAAAAATTGAGGTGACAGCGTGGCTTATTCTAAAGTTAAGATTTTTAATTTAGCTTTAAGTGCGCTCAACCTCACGCGAGAAATCTCAGACGCAGAAGGCGACAATTCTAACGAAGCTCGTGTTCTGCGTCTTAATTATGACATCGCTTTTGCAGCCACAATGGAAGACCTCGATCTCGATGGCATCTCTTCCCAAAAAGACTTAGAACTAATCGAAGAAGATCCAAATGAACTTTGGGGCTATTCATACAAGTACCCAACAGATTGCGTTTACTTGCGTCGCATTCAATCGTGCGCAGTAACTGACGATCGCAGTACATTTATCAAACGTCGTGTGGCGGTGATTGATGGGCAAAAAGTTATTCTTACCAATGAGTACATGGCTATCGCCGAATACATTTCTTCAGACATCCCACTCTCAGCACTTAGCTCTAATGCAGGTCTGTGCGTGGCGTATCGTCTTGCGATGCTAGCCGCTCCACTCATCACAGGTAAGAGTGCAAACACCCTTAAAAAAGACATCAAGGTTCAATACGACTTATTTGCAGGCGACGCAAAAGAACATGACCATTTGGAAAATCAAAACTTTGAGGAACCGGAAGTTATGTCCGAGTTCGTCAGAGAACGGATTTCATAATGGCGTTATCAGTTAAAGCAGCTTTTGGTGCCGGTGAATTAGATCCAGCCCTTCGCGAGCGCACAACACTTGAAAAATATAAAACAGGTCTTGCGACTGAACGAAATGGTTACATCGGAAAAACTGGCCGCGTAATTTCGCGCCAAGGTTCTGTATTTAAAATCGCTACCAAAGAATCAACTCGCAAATGCGTTTTGTTCCATCCGCTTTACTCTGGTTACAAAGTTGAGTGGGGTCACCTTTACGTGCGCATCCATAATTTGGCTGCAGGAACATACGTTGAAGAAGCTCACGATTGGACAGAGGATGACCTTCCTTATCTGCATTTCAACTATAGCGGTGCTTTCGTTTATATCACTCGTGAGGATAAACAGTTCAAGAAAATGGTTCTCGGTGCTTTAGTACCGGGAAGCTTTGATCTTGCGACTCGCTTTGTACCTAAAGCTCGAATCGTATTTGTGAACAACTCATTGCCGGTAGGCTCTGCGATGACAAAGAATGCGACGGGTACAGGCTATGCAGTTGAATACACTTTTACTTTATTCTTCAAAGGTGAAGAGAGCTTACCCCTTATCACGGATACAGCTTTACTCGTAATCACGGCGACGACTTTTAATGAGTTTAAGCTTAAGATTCCGATGACCTCTTTCACGACCGCTATCCCGACTGAGATGAGAGTTTATCGTCGACCAACGGGTGGATCTGCTTACGGTTATATTGGTGCTTCAGCGGTACCGACAATCGTAGGGACTGATTACGTTTTCACTTACGTTGATATTGGTGCCGGTTCTGATTTCACTCACACGCCGCCGACTTATAACGATGATTATCTTGCTGATCGGTTTTACACATTCCAGTTGCCTTTAACGACTCCGCCGATTGTACTTGATGTCGACGTGCGACCAAAGACTTCAATCGTTTATCAGCAATCATTGATCATTAGTGGAACAACAAACAAAGAAGCAATCTTTAAATCGCGTACCGGTTTCCAACGGAACTTTACACGCGACTATCCGATCAATGCGGCGTCATCCCTTACATTCAAGTCAGGTACCACCGGCAACGCCAACGTTTTACGTTTCCATGATATTGGCGCTCTTGCTGCGTGGACTTCTGTAGGACTGTACGTAAGTGCCAAAGGCGCGTTGTCACCGGCAAATCTTGCGATGGATAAAAAAGGTAATTGGGTTATCGACGATATCGTCCCACCTTTAGAATTACCCGGCGCTTTGTTGTTCGTGGATAAAACTACAAACGGTGTTGTGTTGATCAATTATTCTCTAGAAGCTGACAACTACACAGGTGATGAGATCTCAATCTTTTCAAATCACTTGTTTGAAAACCGTCGCATTGTTGCATGGGATTTTGAACCCGGTGTGATCCCTCTTGTATGGGTGGTTTTTGACGACGGTACTTTGGCTTCGATGACTTACCAAAAAGAACAGCAGATGCAGGCATGGACTCGTCACGATACGCGTGGCGGTCTATTTGAATCCCTGTGCGTTGTGCGTAACCTTGTCGGCAAAGCTCGTACCTACTTCGTGGTTAAACGTGGCGAAGCGCGTTACATTGAATACTTCTCCGAGCGCTACGTAAAAGACATTAAAGACTATATTGGGATGGATTCATCCGTATCGTTTAAAAACGAGCTAACAGCCTCAGGAGCGGTCGTAAATGTTACGCCGGTTACGCCTGGGGACTGGTTAACTGAATTGACCCTGACTAGCTCCACGGCGATTTTTGCCAACACTGCAGGCAACGGTGCGGTCGGTTCTGTTTTCATGTTCTTTGATAGCACCGGAAAAGGTATCACACTTACCGTGACAGCGTACACAAGTACGACGGTTGTGCGCGTGGATCCATCCATTGATTTTCCCTCAGCCGAAGCAGGTGCGATTAAGCTTTATAAGACCTTCAGCGTTCTAACGGGTTTAAATCACATGGAAGGCAAATCCGTGTCAGTCATGGCCGACGGGTTCGTTGTAGGGTCTCCTTTAAATAAATTTGATCCAACAGAATATGCCGTTCCCTACGTGGTCACGGGTGGTAGCATTACGCTTCCAGAGCCCGCGGCAATCGTTCACGTAGGGTTACCTTATGCCTGGGATACAGAAACTTTGGATGTGGACACTGTTGAGCAGTCGCCAACCCTTATCGAATCCAAGAACTGCAGTAAGGTTTACGTTAAAGTTTACCATTCCCGCGGGCTTTTCGTGGGTAATAACTTCCCTGAAGATGACCTGGTTGATAACACCATGGTTGACCTCGAAACGATGCTAGCTGACAATGAATCCAATATTAACAGCGAAGCGGCTATCAAACCTTACACGAAGCGCTTTGAGGTTGTTATCCCGGGTGATTGGTCGAACGGTGGTCGAATTTGCTTAAGGCAGGTAGACCCCTTACCTTCGGAGGTACTGTCAATTATCCCTGACTTAGATGTTCCTAGGAGGTAATCATGGCAGCAGCTGCAGTTCTATCAGGTCTTCAAGTTTATAACGGTCTTCAAAATGCCGACATGATTCGCGCTAACGCCAAACTCACGGCACAAATCGCAGAGATCAATGCAAAAGCTAGAGAAGCTGACGCCTTCAACGCCACCGCTGACGGTGAAACAGATGTCGCACGTTATGCGGCCGTGGTTGACGGTATCGGTGCGGAACAGCAAGCAAACTACGCGGCGGCCGACGTCGACATCACTTTTGGCTCTGCAAAAGACTTTCAAGAAGAATCAAAATTAAATGGTTTTTTAAACACCCTCGACATTCGCGAACAGGCTCACGCCAAAGCTTTGGGTTACCAAAGAGAAGCGCGCAGTATCCGTTTGCAGGGTGCAATGGGACAACTCACATCTGAAGCTTCCGCGATCGCTACACGTAATGCCGGTTTCTTAAATGCCGGTGCGACACTTGCAACCGGTTACACTCGTGAAAAACCGAAAAGGACTACATAATGGCTTTGACACTTCCACGCGTAAATCGCGCAGCACCGGTTGATTCAGCACCTGAAGCACAAATTAAAGTGGAAGCTCCTGATCTAATGCGTGCGGTAGCACCGCAACAAAAGGCAGCGGAAAACTTTGTTGAAGAGGGTGTAAAGTATTTCGACCGTGAGGTTGAATATGCGATCGACACCAAGTCGCGCGAAGAATCGTACAAGTATGAAAATTATTTAAATGAAGAATTGTCCACGGCAAAACAAAATCAAGGCGACCCGATAGTTGCTTACGACACCCTTCGCAAAAATCAAACTAAGATGCGTGAGTCTTTGGAGGCTAACGAGCAGATGGGTGAAAATACCCGAGCTGCAGTTAAAGCGCGTCTTCAGGAAGTGGATCGTCGTTTTGCAGATAAGCAGGTCACAGCCTTTGGATCTCAGAACGAAGCTTACCAAAAGAAAGTCACAAACGACTCCGCGGCACTTGCAAAGCAAGACCTAGTTTACGATTCAGAGTTTATCAGCGTTGATGACAAATCTAGCGACATGCGAATCCAAAATACACTAAACCGTATCTATGACATTCGCGTAAAATCAGGTTTAAAAACCGGCACAGTCACTCAAGATGCCGATGGCAATTACGTTTTAAATCCTTCTGTAAAACTTGAGATCGCCAAAGACTACAGTGAAGGTCTTTCGACGATGATCGAGAACTTGAACGCTTCGGGTAAAGTTGACGAAGCTAAAATGATGACTGAGAAATTCGGCAAGTATTTGGGTCCGAAAGAAGCAGTCAGAGTTAACAACTTCACGATGAAATCAGAGCGTAAGCAAGAGGCACTTCAGGCTTTTGAAGATGCAAAAAATATGTCTCCGGAGAAAGCTTTTGAGTTCATCGGTAAGATGTCAGATCCGGAAGCGCAGATCATGGCGCGAGGATTCCTAAACACTTTCAACGAACAAAAAAAGAAAATCACTAAGGACGCTTCGGCGACTTCTTACAACGACGTTCAGAACATTATCCTCGATCGCCAAAAAGCCGGTACTCCGTTTTTAACGGTTGACCAGATGGAAAACGATCCAGTGATTTCACGCGTGATTGAGCACGTGACAGACGCAAAACAGCGTAAAGCTTTGTACTCGATGGTTGAGAAACCGAAGGATTCAAACGAAGCGCAAAAAGGCGAACTGTACCAAGCAGTTCAAGACGGTAGTTTAGCGCAAATGTCTTACAGTGATTTCTTGGAAGCATCCAGCGGTCTTAATAAAACCGATCATGCTTCATTTGAAAAACAGTGGAACAATTTGCGAACTGAAACTAAGGGTGAAGAAAATCAAAAGGTTCGCTACATGACGAAGGAACTTACAAAATCTCTTCTGACTGTTGGTTATGTGAAACATAATCGTTTCGGTAAATATGACGACCCTGAACAAAAGAAAATCAATGCTGCAAATGACGAGATGATTTCAATGCTTGATACGATGCCAAAAAATATGGGTATCAAAGAGCAGCAAGCATGGGTGAATGATTTTGCGTTATCGAAAAAACGTGGAACGACGTTCACATCACCGACAGGCGGCAAGTCGGCTGCACCGGTATTTAGCGGTGGCGCTGCACCTCGTACGGCACCTGTAAACCCTCCAAAAGATTTTAGCAATGGTGTAGCTCCAGCCCTAGGTACACCGGACTCTAGAGAGTATTTAAGATATTGGGCAACACAGTACCAACAGGCGAATAATGGAAAACGTCCAACGCCGGGTACTCGTGAACTAACTGACTTCATTGCAACGAAAGCGAAAAAGTAAAATGGTAGACATTACAGATTACGTATCCCTTGCTCCGTCCACACCTGAGGAAGCAGCCGAAAACGTTAAAGGTGCAAGCCTTATGGATTTGGGTGCGGATGTTTTTCGTGAACAAAAGCAAGCTTTGCAGCCTGCAGTGGACCAACTAAATAATCCAGTCGATGCAGCACCAAAAGTTGCAAAGTACATGGCGCAGTCTACAGAGCACACAGCTTTGGTAAAAGACGACGTCGATCCACTTTCGTATATCGCTGACACATTTGATTACGTAGGTTCACGCGTTCAAGGGATCAACAAACTCTCTGAACGAAATGAAAAGGTTTGGAATAAGCTAAACGCAAAACCTGGCGAGTGGACCGATGAGCACGAAATTGATTTAGAAGACACGAACGCGCAGATTGCTGAAATCAACGGTCGAGATTATCGTCCGGACAATTTCAAAAAAGGCGTCGGAATGGTTGTCGAAGCGATCACCGGTTATAAAGATTTCGGTGGACGGAACTGGGCAGACATCACAGCTATCACAGCCGGTACCACAATTGCCGGTGCTGCGCTTGCAGGGCCTCCGGGCGCTCTTGCTTTGGGTGCTCAAGGTCTTGCGGCAGGTCTCGCAACTGCGTCGGTTGTAGACGGGTTTAAGCAGCAAACAGCTATGATGTACAACGAGCTGTCGACTATGAAGGATGACCAAGGTCAGCCGATCGCAATTGATGACGAAAGCAAACGAAACATCTCTTACGGTGTGGGTATCGTCACGGGCGCGATCGCAGGTGTTACGACAAAACTTATCAGCGCCAAAACTCCCGGCCTTGACCGCATTCTTGACCCTGCGTCTTGGGCGAGACAGGTTGTTTTAAATCCTACAAACTCGGCCGTAAAGCTTGCCCTTATGAATATTGGTAAAGCTTCAGCTCTTGGATATGCTTCGGGTTCTTCACAAGAGATCGTAAAAATCGTCGGCGAAGAGCTTGCGAAAAATACGTCAGAATCTGAGTCAGGGATTTACAATTCTATTATCAACATCTCAAACGCGTTACTTAACAAAAATGAGCGCATCAATCAAGCCGGTCAGCAAAGTGCTATCAACGTGGCAATCCTTACCGGTGTGACAAACACGGTAGGTTATAAAGCTTCACGTGCGCGCTTTGAGTCTGCACAAGACCGAGCGGTGAACAATGCACGTCCTGTCGGTGGCAACGAACCACCGACGGCTTCGCCTGCACCGCAAGCGATCAGCGACATCCCGCCACGTTTACCTCGTGGCGGTGGCCAGTTCCCTTCGACAACGTCGGCGGCAAAAGCTGCGCAAATCTTAAACTTCCAAGACGTGATCGAAAACGTTTCCCAGGTGGCAAAGGGTACAAAAGTCTTCTCTTTGGCTAAGTCTGAATACACTAACATGCGCAAAACAATGTTAGAGGAAAACGGCATTGAGAATGTTTACGTAGACAAAGAGGACTTAACAAAGTTTGCAAGCGACGATAAAAAAGCCGCTGCAGTTCGCAACCTTATTGATCCGTCAGGTACGGCCGCTGCAGCTATCAATGCACCAATAAAAGTACCAGCTCACCAATGGTTAGATCTTGTCGACGATTATCCGGATGCGTCCGATATCATGAAACTTCAACCCGAAGGTCCAACACCTACGCAAGCACGCGACCACGTAGCGGAACTTCGCAAAGCCGATGCAAAACGCCAAGAGCTTTTGGCCGAGATGAAACCACAATCAGTTGATTTTGCAGACCCTGAATTTCAAGGTGCAAGCTTAAAAGATTTCATCAACCCTGAGAGATTCAAACAATCCATTCGTACCCAAGAGGCCGGTCAATCTGCTTTGGAACAAGCGGGCGAAGAGTTCCGTATCACAGAGCAAAAGATTATTGCCGGTGACAAGCTTCCACCTGAAGTCGTTGCGCGCCAACAGGATCTTTACGATTTCTTGGTGAACGGTGTCGACATTGTTCAGACGTTGCCGACCGAAGAAGAGTACCGTAACTCGACTCTTGATCAAGCTTTGGGTCCGAAAGCGGAACCAGCAAACGACGTGTTCGGTGAAGCTGATTATTTGACTCAACCAACTTTCACAGAAGCAATCGAATCAGTTTTACCGGCCGTTGAAGTTGAGAAATTTAACAACGCGCAATTTGCTGCGCGCATGGAAGTCGTAAATAATATCAACGCCACAGCTGAACTTGAAATGGATCGCGTTCGTAACATCAACGAAGAGATCATGACAGAGGTTCAGTACCAAGTTGAAGCTGACCGAATCAAAAATGATCCAAACGTTAAAATCGTTGATCAGTTTGCGGATCCGGAAGCAGTGTTTGAAATTGATCGTTTTAAAGGTACGTCACTGAATACGATCATTGAGGAAGCTGTCGGCCGTCACGCGAAGAAAGGTTTCTCACCACTTGCGATCGACCCGCGCACGATGCCTGAATCAATGCAGCAAAAGTACGCTGAGAACGCTCAACTTAAAAAACATAAAGTTTTCGTTAAAGGTGGAATCACTGCTAACGATGCGGCCCAAATGCTTGGTGTCGGTACAGGTGAAAACCTGCTTCACATTTTATCGACCACTCCGTCACGCCAAGATATCATCGACTCTCAAGTTGAGAAGCGTCAGAAAGAGATCGCACAAAATGCGGCCGACGCCACAAACTTAAACGAAGCTGCAATCACACGCGCTTATGAAAACGTTATTGGCAACCACATTGCTGAGATGAAGTACATGAAATCAAAGCAGTGGTCAGCAACCAAGCTTGGTTTTAAACGTATCGCTTTGCCGATCCCGTCAATCCAAGAGCTTAACGATCGCGCACAGGTTACGATCGGTACTACACGAATCAAAGATTTGGATCCAAATCAGTTCCGCGTGGGTGAACGTAAGTCTCAGCGCATGGCAATTCAAAACATCCTTAAGAATGAAGTTGAGGAAGCTTTCAAGAATAAAGAAGCTGCAGCCCTTAACGTTGCACTTGTAAAAGAGACGGGTGTTGCGACCGGCAAGGTGAATCGCGCCACTCGCAGAATTAAACGTTTCATGAAAACGTCGAACCAAGATTCAATTAAAGAAGCAGGTAAAATTTACCAGCAAGCGGCCGATGAAATATTGGACGTGTTTAATTTGGTTCCAAATAAAAAAGCCACGTCGGTACAAGGTGCTTACAGCCGGTACGTAAAAGACATGGTTGAAAAAGGCCGTGGTGACTTTACGATCCCTGATCATTTGGCAGACACACGCCAAGCGGTGAACGAATTAACAGTCGACCAATACCTGACACTTGCGGATCGCTTGGATGAATTGCTCTGGAATGCAAAACGTAAGAACCGTCTTTTCAACGAGTACGGTAAAACGACACAGATGCAAACTGAGGAAGCACTTGCAAAAACCTTAGGTGAAGTTGCACGTGAGAATCCGGATTTCAATGAGAACCGCATCGACAACCCACAAGGTGCGATCGCACCTACGCGTGTGATTGGTGAATGGTTCACAGGTCTTCACACTCTGATCGCAAATGCGGAACACACGATTCTTCATTTGGATAACGAAAAAATCGGCGGTCTTTACAACGAGACAATTATTCAACCTCTAAAAGGTGTGGGTAAATTTAAAGGACAAGGTCTTTCGTACGCCGGCGAAATGCAGGCACAGACGAAACTTAAGTTCCAGGAACACATCAAGGCTTACAACGCTGCAGGTGCCAAACCTACAAACATGCTTGAAAAAGTCGGCAACGCTTTTGCGCCGACAGATTTTGAGGGTATGGCGACGATCGGTATTTTTGTTCCAGAATTTGCAGAGACCACAGTCCTCAACAAAGGTAACGTTACGAAGCTTGATCTATTCATGATGATGCTGAACAACGGCAACGCGGGGAACCGCGAAGCTCGTCTTAATTTTGGCATCGACAACGACGTGATCGACTCGGTTATTGAGCGTGAGCTTGACGAGCGTGACGCAGTTTTAGCGCAGCGCATCTTTGACATGTACGAGTCCTTCCGCCCGAAGGTTGAAGCACTTGAGATTAAAACCAAGGGTAAAGCGCCTGAAATGGTCACTAGACGACCGTTCACCCACAAAGGTAAGGCTTATCCTGGGGGCTACTTCCCGATTCGTTATACGAAGAACCAGGACGCTGCACAGGTGGCACGCGACACTGCAGAGCGCGCGAAGTACCTTGCAGGTCTCACAGAGTCACATCTCGATAACTCCCAATACGCAACCGGCATGACTCGTCAGGGTCACGTGATTGAGCGTGTGGGATCACAACGTCCTTTAAACTTAAACGCTCGTTTGATCGGTCAAGGTTTTGAGGAAGTGATTCACGATCTCGCGATGCGGGTCCCAATCATTGATACTTTACAGCTTTTGAAAAACCCGACGATCTCTAAAGACATGATGTCCGTAATCGGTCGTCAGAAATTTAACTTGATCGTGAACACCGTGGTTGATGCCGCAAACTCTGTTCAAATGGATAATAACCGTATCTTCTCTGAAGAAAACGGCGCGCTTAATTCATTCATGAACCACCTTGATACAGGTTTCTCCACAGTTGTACTCGTGGGTAATTTGGGTTCGATCATGATTCAGCCGGTGTCGATGATGTACGCTTGGGAAAAGATGGGACCTAAAGGTGGTAAACATTTAGTTGAAGTGATGGATAAACTATTATCTAACTTCCAGAACTTCAAAGATTTCTACGAGCTAGCCGCAAGTATTGATCCAACGATTGAAGACTTCCGTCAAGGTATCGACGAGAATGCTACCGGCAATATTTTCAAACTCATGCCGAAAAAACGAATGATCGCACCACTTGATCCGATGTTACGTTTCCAAGAGTTCGTGCGTGAGTCCGGCTTTAATGCTTTGGGTATGGCCGATCTTTTGCAAAAAGTTGTCGTTGCTCTTGCAGGCTACGCACAATTTACAAACGGCGATGCGCACGGTTGGGGTTTGGATCAGATCGTAAAAATGACAGCTCTTGAACGCCACGAAAAGGCGTCAGGGTACGCATCATCTTTACGTCGTTTGACACTTACTTCAGGTGATAAGATTGATCGCGCACCAATTCAAAAGTTACCAATCGCTAGATATTTCGTACGGTTCTGGAATGATGCTCGAAACAGCTTGAACAATTCGATCTCTCAAGGTCGCAAGATGCGTCGTCACTTTGAAAATATCAACGCGGCACTTGGTGAAGGTGGCGGTGGTAACGGTGGAGGCGGTGACTTTGGTGGTGCAGGACCAATCGATTTACCGGAGGGCGACGGTTCTCAAGGTCGCGGCGGACCTGGTAAAGGCTTTACGAAAGCTGCGAAGCATTCGATCGCTCTTGGTAATGACGCTTTAAAATTCATCATGTTCGCGGCACTTATTAAGTTGTACACCGACACGGTTCGCGGCAACGACACACCTTTTAACGGTGATGAAAAGTGGAGTGATCCAGATGCACGTCCGGAACTTGTGCAGAAAACCAAAGACTACTTCATGCGTGCACCGGTCTACGGAGCTGAACGAATCCTTGATCAGGTACCTATTTTACGTGACGTTAAATACGCCGCGGAAAATCCGTTCACCAAAGGTGATTACAAACAAGTCGGCATTCCGATTGTTAAAGTATTTTCTGATATGGCGACGGCTTACGTGGGTCTCAAAGAATACGTACAGTTGGGTGCGGAAGCTCAAGGACTTTCTGAAGTTCAGACGAAGGCGTTGCTTTCATCTCTTGGGTACGTGACGGGTGGCTGGCCGATCAACGGTCTCTACAAACTTAAAAATTCTATCGACGATAACTTCTCGGTACCGGATTTCTTAAAACCGTCAGCGGTTGCAGAGCTTCAAACCACTGTGGATAAATACGTGGAAAACTCCGAAGGTGAAATCGACGATGCTTACCTGAAGGAACTTGAAGCGATGTCAGCGGAGCTTGCGCCGATCAATCCGACACCAAGTCAACCTGATAGCGCCAAATCTGAAATCATTCCGGACGGTGCGCTTGATATCATCAAACACATCGAATCTCGCGGGCAGTGGGATGCGCAGAATCCTAATTCGTCAGCTGCAGGCTTGTACCAATTTACGGAAGGTACCTGGGCAGACGTTATGGATCGCGCACCTGAATTAGGTCTTACAGAAGAGGGTCGAATCAGTGCTGATACAACGCAGCAAGAAAAAGCTGCGAACTGGTTTACGGAGCAAAACGCTAAAGCTCTACAAGGTGCCGAGCTTCCGGTTACGACCGAGAACCTTTACGCTGCCCACTTTTTGGGAGCTAAAAAAGCCGTTGAGGTTTTAGGGACGCCGGGCTCTGAGAAGCTTAAAGGTATCGTGGGCGATCGCGTGATGGAGGCTAACGACTTCCGTTCGTCTATGAAGGTGAAAGACTTTAAGGCATGGGTTTCGCGAAAAGTCCAGAACGCCAACATTAAAGTTATGGAAGCTTCACGTTGACTTTAGGATTTTATGACTCGACCATTGTCACATGGCAAGACAACAGTATGAAGTCAGAAATCAATATCTCGGTTTAGGCAACGTTAAGACTTACAGCTTCGATTTTAAGCTGCAGGTCTTAACGCATTTGTTGATTGTCATGATCGACGACGAGGGTGTGATAGTTGATACCGTTCGCGGTAACGACAACACGATCATTGACGTTGTCACATTCAATCCGTTATCTGATGCCGGTGGAACGATCACGCTTTTAGCTAACCTTCCACTTGATTATAAGTTAGTTCTTCTTTTGGCAGACGATGCACCGACGCAACCTTACACATACGGTACCAAGCGTGAACTAAATCTTAAAGAACTTGAGCGCAGTTTAGATTTTCTTAACGGTCAAATCCAACGTCTCGCATACCTTCAGTCACGGTCGATTCAATTTGACGAAATAATCGACGACCCGCAAAATGTGGTGAATCTTATTCCAGGTGGCGTGATCGTCGTAGATGAAGACGGTTTAGGTGTTACTACACTTCCTAAAGGTGCCTTTGCAGGGCCTCCAGGCATTCAGGGTAACCCCTGGTTTGTCGGTACCGGCGACCCTAACGTAAACCCTCCGACTGGTCCAACACCGAATGATGGCGACATCTACGCGGACGAGACGGGTGCACTTTGGCAATACCTTGCAGGTGTTTGGACTCTCACAGGCGAGCAACTACCGATTGGTGGCAATGCGACGGCTGTAGGTTATTCTCAGCGCTATGGCGAAGCGGTAAACCTTCTTACCACTCAAGACATCGTCGATTACATTTTCAATTTTGGTTATGTCGCTTCAAGTATTACCTTAAGTGGCTCTTCAAACGTTTTGCGCGAAAAAGGTGCAAGCGTTTCAAATCCGACACTGACAGCAGTCGTGACAAAACGTTCTGACCCAATCGCAGCGGTTCGTTTCTACGACGGTGTGACTTTGATCAATACCGTTTCGTCACCAAATCCTGCAGGCGGCTCATTCCCGTTTGTGACATCTGTTACGTTCTCTGACAACCGTACTTTTGGTGCGCAGTCAGATGACGACGGTACAAGCGGTGGACCAACAACGTCAAACGCTTCAACGACTTATAACTTCGTTTATCCGTACTACTACGGTGTCGGCGTTGCAGGTTTAAATGCGGCCGCGATCGCAGCATTAACCAAAGACATCATTAATTCTAATGCGACTCTCTTGAGATCTTTCACGATCGCAGGTCCGACAGATCGCATGTACTTCGCTTACCCGACAGCTTACGGCGCTTTGGTCACAATTATTGACGTAAATAACTTTGACGTTATTGGCGACTGGACTCGCACGACAAAAGCAATCACCGGTCTCGATGGAAACGCAGTGAACTATTATTGCTATGAGTTCAACAACGTGCAAACAAACGGCGTTTACGCCTACACGTTTAAGAGGTAATTAAATGGGTATCGTAATCACCTCGAATTTTACCGTGAACACAAATCTTCCGATCGACGATCGCGAAGTGGCTGCAGACGTTACAGCGCGAGACGCAATCGGTAGCACGCGCAGATACATTGGCCTTAAAGTTTTTTGCGTAGCTGAAGCTAAAACCTTCGTTTTAAAAACCGGCATCGCAAATGGTGATTGGGTTGAAGACGGTGGATCAGGCAGCGGTGTCACAACCGTCGCGGATCTCACGGCACGAAATAACATCGTCACTTCAAGTGTTCCTTTAGCTCCGACGGCTGGAATGCTCGTCTACGTCACAGCCGATGGAAACACGTATCAGTTAAAAGGTGGCATCACAAATGGTGATTGGGTTTTATTCAGCGGTCGTTTAATCGTGACACTTGCAGCGATTGCAAATCTGACAACGATCGCAGCGACAAACTTCCCATGCGGTGCCGACTACACAGTTTACATTCAAGGTGCATCTGCACCAAGAGCACTGCTCAACACTTTACCTATCGACACAGCCAATATGAAAGCGGGCAACCGCGTGACATTTATTGGTACTTCAAACGACGGTCGCGTGGAGTTTATAGCAGGTGGCAAATTTAAAATCCCGTACAATTTTGCAATTGGTTTAGGACAGTCAGCGACTTTTGAGTTAAGCGCAGCCGGTGATTTCTGGCCAGTCGCTATGTTTATCTAAGGAGTAGGATATGAGATTATTAATTTTAGGTTGGATTCTTTTCGTTCTGATTCTAAGTGTGAATACGGTAAAAGCTCAAACGACAAATAAAGTCGGCGAGTTCAACGCCATGCTTGGTATTGATTACAACCAAAACTTTGTCGTCAATTCTAACGCTGAGAAAAACGTTTGGGATGTTCTTTGGACTGGTGCAAGCCTGACTCGAATCACTTCAGGTGTTGAGAAGCTTTACGGTACCGGATCGTTTCAGTGGGAGACGTCGGGATCTGCAGGCGACACACTTAAATTTTTAGCGAACAACGTCGACCAAGGTTATCAGGATAAGATGTGTTTTGGTTATATTCAATACCAATATGGTACATCTTTTGGTACCGGTGAAAATGGTTTTAAATTCTACGTCGAAAATTCTGGCGGTACCAAATTATCTGCAGAAGTAGTCTTGCAATCAACGTTCGACGTGAGTGTTTCAAACGCCGGTAAAGTGCGCACCGTTTTTACAAACATGTTTCCTTGCCCTGTAGGTAATACGTCTCGCCCGGTCGTTGAGCACACTTTTGCAGGTACGCAGTTTTTCTTCACTGACGAAATCAAGTCAATGGCTTATACCGGGATCTTAGCGGTTCCCGACGGGGCTTCATTCTTTGGTGGAATGGAACAACCAGGCGGATCAGGTTGTTCTTACCCACAGACATCCTCCACAGCTACAACCAATTTCGTCGCGCAGGGAGCTTCAACTTGTGCTAACAACTGGGTTGCAACAGGTAAAGTTGTAAGCACGGCGGCAACAAATCACAGGGCATCGCTGGTTACACCTCCAGCAGGAATGTATAAAGTTGTAATCACTTCTGCATTCTATAATCTTGCGGCAGGAACTTGTGTATTTAGATTGAGTGACGGAACAACTGGATACCAAGGGCAAGTTGTATACTCCCAAGCCAGCAGTATAGAAACTCCGGTTTTAAATTTCATGGTGCCTGTAAATTCTCAAATGAGTTCTAATTTACAACTCACTATTGAATCAGCAGACAATCAAGCAAGTGGTTGCAGCATTGACAATACTAATGCCGGAGCTACATTCTCTTGGAAAGTCTATCGCTATCCTATTAACGGCCAAGCCTATTCAAACGTTATTCCTGCATCACTTGCAGATACAGCAATGAGTTGGACAACTGGAATGACGATTGGGGCGACGACAACTGCACCGACAAAAGGTACCGCTGCTTTTGACCGTATTGGATACGCCAATGTTAGCACTGGTGCATTTGTTAGGGGGTCTTTAAAGTTATCAAGCGCGGGATCAGCAGGTTCTGGAGATTATCTAATCACTCTTCCAGGTGGTCAACAATTTGCGGATGGGACAAGATACGACACAACTGTTTATGGTGGGAGTGCTGCTTGGTCAACCGACGCCGCAATTGGAAATGCATCAATTATTAATGTTTCCGGATCAATTGGTCTCGGGCAAATTATCCCATTCGACGCTACTCGTTTTAGAATTGGTTTAATCATTGTTTCAAATGCCGGTACCGTAAATCGAGGTGTTTGGGGATCTGGATTTTTTGAGTTAAGCGGGGGAACATTAAATGTATCTTTTGATTTCTGGGCACCAATGAAGGGTCGCATTCCAACGGGCGGGGCATTTTTAGGGCCAGGGATGGTGAGTTCGAATTCTACGAGTTCATTGAGACTTGAAGGTGCCAATATCAGCAACACTCAGTCGGCAACGGCAGTGAATACTACATCTACTCCTGGTTGGATTGCGAACACATCGTGTTCCGGCGCGGGGAATTGTGTTTGGAATATTACTGGGGTTTTCTCAGCAGCACCATGGTGTACCTGCTCGACCAATAACACGAATGCTAATCACTGCGAGGCGTACAATATCTCTACTACCTCAATGCAGATCAGAACTACAGCAGATCCCACTGGTACACCTGCGAATGAGAACAATGTAAAAGTAATTTGTTTTGGCCCAAGATAAGGAGTTCATATGAGTATTTGGTTAGCGATTTACTTAATTGGTTTCGGAAGTACGACAGGTTACGTGATGGGTGATTGCAGCGGACACGTAGCAGGTTGTCACGTTGTCGCACCAATTGCCGGTACAATTTGGCCGTTTGGACTTGGTGCTGCAGCCGTGGAAGCGATTATCAAATGATGGATCACGTTTTGAAACTTCAAGACTATCTCGAGACGCCACTTCAAAAATGGTGCTTCGCTTTTCTTGTGAGCTTCATAGCGTTGATCACACCAATCATCCCAGCGATCGCATGCCTTTGGTTTTTGGTCTTCGTCGATACGTTTCTCGGAATGTGGCGAGTGATGAAGGCTGGTGGGTGGCGTGCAATTGAATCAGGTAAAGGGTGGCGAGTCGCATCCAAATTATTTGTGGCAACCGTTGTGATCTTTGCAGGTTTCGTTTTTGAAATCGTAAGTAAAGGTCTCATCCCAGTTGTCTCGGCCATTTCAACAGCGTTTTGTATTGTTGAGATGATCAGTATTTTGGAAAACGCATCGGCCATCGCGGACCAACCATTTTTAAAGTTCATCATAGATAGAATTAAACCTAAGAACACAACAAAATCCAAGGAGGATTAAGATGGAAAAAGCATATGATATCAAAGAACTAGGTCAACGGATCATCGCTGAAGCAAAAAAAGACGGTCTTGTAATTCTTGAGGACGCTGCTGAGAAATTGGCAAAAGCTTCATACATCGCAACTAAAGGTTGGGCTAAAGATTCAGCGGTTTTGTCAGAGACTAAAATCGACGATTTCTTGGCACCATACTACGACGCACTCGATGCAGTTGTGATGCCTAAAATCGACGCTATCGACTTAGACGGCGACGGTAAATAGTATGTGGTCGCTTATCTTTCAATTCATTTTGAAGCAACTCTTTTCATTCGCCTTGGAGAATCTCAAAGAGGAGTACATTGAAGAGGGTCTTACAAAACAGTTCGAGGATAAGCTAGATACACGGATCGGGTCTGCGATCGCAAAGTTGCGTGAAAAGCCCGATCCGACTCTACCTGTAGAACAAAGGGAACAAGATGCTGAAGATTCTTTTGATCGCTTTCGCGATAACATTAGCTAGCTGCGCGCACCCTACAGCGCCAAAGCCGCCTCCGGTCCCGTACTGTCCGATCGTAGCTGTCGAAGGTGGCGTACCGTATTTATATTGCTACATGACGGACAAACCAAAAGATAAGTGGCGCGTACAGATTGAGCCATCTGAATTTTGGAAGCGTGACGAAAAATATGTTTGCACCACCGATAAAGGATACGCTGACGCCTACAAGTACGGTCAGTTACTGAATCGCTGGATCGACAAGAATTGTGGAAAGTAATTTATGAGCTTTAAAATTATATACGGTCCGAGCAAGGCCGAAAAGATCGTTGCTAAAAATCCGCCGGTCGTGGTCAATGCACCGGCACCAAAACCTGAATACTTTGTTCACAAGCTTTGGGTCCCGTTTGCTACACCGGTTTCTCCATACATGAAATCCCGCGGCACCTACGCTAAGAAATATCCGCGTGGTGTCGTGGTGCATTTTACTGCAGGGCGCTATAAAGGTGGCAAGGACAAAGCTCGCGACACAATGAAGAACGGTCGCGGCAATGGCTTTGCGTTCATGTGTATTTCGCACGGAGAGGACGCTACGTTGTTCCAAGGCCTTCCTTTGGACCAATGGGGCTACCACGCAGGTGAGAGCGCTTGGAAGGGCCTTCTAGGCACTGTCAGCGACGATTTGGTGGGTATCGAGATGAACTGTGCCGGTAAGCTTACCAAAGTTGGTGAGAAGTTCTATCCGTATTGGGCGTTTGATAAGAAGGGTCGACTGTTTGACCTGGACGAAGAGATCCCAGCAAGTGACGTTCGTTATGTCACGGAAGCTGAGTACGGATGCCCGACAGGTTTTTACCACAAGTATTCTAAAGCCCAAGAAACCGTGTTGATTAACACTTTGGTTTGGTTAAAGAATAATGACGACAAAGGTGTGTTCGATGTGAATTTCATCTTGGGTCATCACGAAGTGGCAGGACTTTTGGGTATTAAAAAATGGAGAAAGAACGATCCAGGTGGGTCTCTTTCAATGCCAATGCAACAACTAAGAAAAATCGTAGGAGAATTGTGCAAATGAAAAAGTTATTAATGATCGCAACGCTAGTCGCACTCGCAGCATGTACACACACCCAAATAATCGCACCGGTAGAAATGCCGGAAGCTGTTGAAGTGATGCCAGTCGGCGACACTCACGACACCGCACCTGATACAATGGAACTAATCGCGAAAGCCGGAGAAATGTCAGCGGCATGGGCGCATCTTTCATACGGTAAAGAATGGACCGGCTTTGTCTTACAGGCTTTGGCGGACTTCGGTTCGCCGCTTTACTTTAACGGTGCTCCGCGAGACGCCAAAGAGTTCTGCCCAAACTTTGTTAATTTAAGTAAAGAACAACGAACAGAGTTTTACGTTGAGCTAATTTCTTCGATGACGAAGTACGAGTCGAGCTTTAAAGCAAAGACCACTTACACTGAAGACTTTAAAGATGCGAAGGGTAAGTATGTAGTTTCCCGCGGGCCACTACAGATTTCTCAAGAGTCTGCCAATGGTAAGCGCTACAAATGTGACATCACCAAAGAATCGCAGCTTCATGATCCGCTGATTAATTTTCAGTGCGGTGTAAAGATTTTGGCTTATTGGATTCCGCTAGATGGGAACATCGGTGTGACGGATAAAACGTCTTCATCACCTAATAAAGGTGGAGCTAGATATTGGTCTGTGCTCAGAAATAAATCTTCAAGTCGTGCTAAGATTATTGAGCGCACGTCTGCTCTGTCGTTCTGTAAAGCTAGTTAAATCTGGTTTGCTGGGGTCTACGGCCAATCCGTCTTTAGAGATACTTTACGTCGACCCCCGATAAGTTACATTATGTTTCACATTGTTTCATTTATGGTTCATATCTAACGGCGTTTGCCCACTCTATGCATGTATTGTACGTATTATAGTCTACTGTTAAATTTCTGTTGCAATTAACTGGCCGTGGCTTGTCGATAAATCTTAGCTCTTCTGCGGTTAATTTTTTAGCGATTTGCTCATTTATTTTCATCTTTTTTGCATTATCTGTTTCGCATTGCAAGTACTCTTTTACAAGATCTTTTTTATTAAATTCGCGCAACGTTCCGCAAAAAATCTGACGCTCGACTCGCTTCTGAGCCCACTCCTGACTGGTTTTCACGCGATCAGGATTACTACACGCAGCCAATAACATAAGTGTAACTACAATTAAAATTTTCATGGTTGTACCTTTAAAGTTGCCGCCGACGAAGACCAGGACAGGTTAAGCTCGCCGACGGCGGTTGATTAGTTATTTTCCACCGGTAACTTGGTGTTGGTCGTAACATCGAGTCTTGCCACACTGACGAGATGTCGTCCATTGAGTGGAACCTTTGCAGTCGGTGAAGTAACGATGGACACCTCCATGCTTGAAGTGGTAGACTTTACATCCTTCGTGCTCGAAGAGTTTGGTGATTTGAAATTCTTCGTCACTGTTGTATGTACGAACACGATCTTTTTCGTCAAGGTAAACCTTCTTCTCACACGTAAAGCCTGACAATAAAACAAATAGAGTTATTAAAATCATTTTCATTTTAAAAGCCGGTCGTAAACACTGTTTACAATATTCTTCTTGCGCTTCTCTGAATACGCTACGTAAGAAGCTTTAAATTCAGGATACGCGTTTTTCCAAACACGGACTGTTGCGTTGCTCACACCCATGTGACCGGCAAAAGCCATTCCGGATCTGCCCGTCAGTTTGTACTCTTCAAACCCCGCAATGACCATCTCTTTGGTAAAAGCATCGGCCTTTTTAAAACGAGCAGGTGTGACAGGTAACTCTCTACGTTTATGTGCAGCTTTTTTTTGTGAACACTTTACACAAACGGGCCAGGCCGCTGAGCCCACCCGTCCATGTTCAGTCTTTGCAACAAAACCGCAAAAGTACGTAGTACCTTCTTTGATTAAGTGGGTGACTGATCTATGTGCCACTTGTCACTTCCGAAGCTGACTCATAAGCCGACGGTTCGGCGTGAATACTTCCGATATGGTGCCAAGCTTCGTCAGCTTCGTGATAACGGAACTTCTGACCGTTCTCATCAACACGAGTCTCTTGGTCGCGTGGTGGCCATGACCAGTGAAGTGGTTTTGGTAAGATCGAATACGGTGTATCGTTAAAATAAACACCGTTCGGATTCATAATGAAAAGCTGACAACGCTGAGATACCTTGTCATTCACTTTCGTAATCACCGCTGCAGACACTTCAGGCTTGTGAGTACCACATGCAGATCCGGGTCTTTGATAGTGTACGGTGCGACCTACTGTTGGTTTTTGCACTTGATTCATATTATTTACAGTTCCTAGTGAGTGAGTTATAAGGGTGGAACGCTTTTAAAAACATTCTGCGACCGTGACCGATTCGTTTAAATCCGTCGTTCTCTGCAGCCTTTGGTGATTCATAAGATCTATTCTCGATCTCACCTTTATCCGGGCCACGAGTAATTTTACGACTCAAAATAAATTCACACTCATCACTGTCCCAACGGTACCAAGACTCCCAGACTTGGGTGCCATTCCTTCTGACATACTTACTACAGTTCCTTGTCATCGTTTATCCCTCCATACTGTGCGACCACCACGCCCGGCCCCTACGCCGTTTAAAAACCATTTTAATCGGTGATGTTCACATTTGTTGTTGATTCGTACAATTGCATCCGACACCACACTGTTTGGTGATACCGGTTTATCTTTCACTCCGCGATATAAGCGTTCCGTGATGTCGCCAATAGAGATGCGCTTGATGTCGATGATCTCTAAAATCTTGTTCTCCATTGGGCTAAAAATATCTGTCACGGTGTTTCTCCAATTTTCAGTTTGTTAATCTGTTCCACATAATAATCGTAATCCACATCGTCCCAATCAAAGCGATCGGCCACGTTGCATTCTTTAATCAACCAACCCTTTTCAATGCTCGTCTCAACGATGTCATATTTGGTTTGGGTTGCAGGCTTACCGGCTTTGCCGACGTGAATGCGTTCGTCCCATACACCCATCCCGATCTCTTTAAGGATTCGGTTATAGAACTCATCAGTGAGACTGTTCTTACGCTTGTATTGCCCCGCTGGACCACGCGGAGGGGATGTCTTAAGACCAACACCGCCCTTTTTACTCACGTAGTACCTAAGCGTCCGTGGTTGCGGTTTACCGTCGATCGACACGACGTCCTCACCTTGCGTTTTATAACGCATCATGAAATCAAACGGGTCCGTCGACATGCGCACGATGTCTTCAGGTTTATGACCGTAAATGTGGTACTGCTCGATAGCTTTGGCCACGATCATCATCGACCAATCTTTATTCCACACACCTTCATATTCTGAATCGTTACGTGGGAAAACGTAGGCACCTTTAAGTTTTACTTTACCTTTTTCAGTCACAGCCATGTAGTTATTCACGTCTCTGATCCACATGCGATCGTAAACAACTTCCTCAAGCGCTAGACCCGTCGCTTTTTCCCAGTCAGTTTTCCACATCTGAAGGAACGGTAAATCCGCACGCTTCATGTAAATTGTGACGCCGTCGGTATTGGCTTGGATAACTTGTAGCTGTGGGATCGCAGCGATGCGTTCGACCAAAGCCAAAGCATCCAGCTGACCCGTCATAGTTACACGGTACAAGTAGCTTGGATCGTACCAAGGAGAATACTCGTTCCCCGACCCACCGAACACTCCGTTGCCGGCAAGTTTTAAGATCCCGTTGAGAACAGAACCCTTCACGTAAATGGCGCGATCGGCTTTAAGTTGTGCGTAAGCAGCGGTAAAGATTTTACCTAAGTGTTGAGGTGCAAATTCATTGGCGATCGCAACGGAAACGTACATACCTGTCACGTCTAGATCGACAATCACCCACTCATCATTGGATGCGTACTTGCGATCGCTGACGGAAGCATGCACACCACCAAGACCAAAGTGGAAGTTAATGCCTGCAAGTTTTTTAATGAGTTTGATTTTATCTTTTTCTTCTTTTTTCTTGCCCGGATACACGACAAGTTTTGAGAACCACTCTCGGACTTCCTCGAACTCTTCACTCTGGAAAGCGATGCGTGGAAGCAGCAATTCACTAAAGCGCACGGTATCAAGAAACGTCTGTTTTGGCTTTGAACCAGAGTAGCAGTTGTGTCGGCCAATTTTATTAACGAGGTACTGCTCACCGATCTTAACGTCTGAGAAATTTAGAACGTCACCTTTAAGGACGCCCGTATCAAGTAGTTCTTTACGTATCTCAATTAAGTGTATGGATTTATTAAGGAACAACTCTGTTTCGTCCAAATCATGACCGTTGTATTTAATCAACTCGTCACATTGTTCTGAAGTCAGAATCGTACCGACTGGGAATGGTAAGTCTTCTACGCTACGAGAGCGCATTGCAAACTGAAGGGCTTTAAGACTTGTACGTTTTGCAGGATTATCGAAGTGATGAATTTTCATCAAGTCAATCTGTGGGATTTCTCGTTCGGACAAAGGTATAGCTCTTATGCGACCAAAGCCTGAATTTTGGCTCTGGATCAACTCAACAGCCTTGTTATAAGCCATTGTGAAATCAAATGTGTGTACGTTTTTTAGAAGTAAATCAATGATGTTCCAATCGAAAGGAAGACCATTGAACGTAACCATGTGGACGCCAAGAGATTTTAACCAAGATAAATGCTGAAGGAGTTCTGTGCGCTGATTTTTACGGAATGAAATTTCAAAAGTATAAACCTTTGGATCGCCTCTAAACTTCCCGCCATAAACGAAACAGTTAGGGTACGTCTCAACGTCTGCGATGTAAAATTTAAGTGGTGTTGATTGCATACTCTAACCTTTGATTTATTAAAAAGACGACGTGGAAAAGAACCTCTTCAAAACCACGCCGTCCGGGGAACTAATTACTGTTGCGGATATCCCGGAAAGCCTTGTGGTACTCCCGGCATTTGCTGCATCTGTTGTTGCGGCATAGCCTGTTGCGGGTACTGTGGCTGCATCGGTACGCCTGGTTGGGGCATGCCGGGCATTTGGTTAGAAGGGTATGCGTTCGATGAGGGACCAACTTGGTTCTGCATCATCGGCATTTGTGCAGTAGGTGCCGCAGCCGGTGGAAAGCCCGCAGGTTGTTGCATCTGTTGTACAGGTACGTTTCCCATTTGCGGCATACCTGGCATCTGGTGCATCGGTTGCTGAGCTTGCGGCTGGTGCACTTCCGGTAAAATACCATAATGCGGTTGAGCGGCCTGCTGTGGCGGTGGAGGCGTGTACTGCTGCTGTGGCATGTCCGGCATCCCTTGAGGAGCTTGTGGAGCATACTGTGGCGTTTGCGGTGCCACTCCAAACTGCATGTTCGGGTTGCCTACCGGATACTCTGACGCACCTTGTGGTGTAACAGGAGCTTGCGCACCAAACATTTGGTCACCTGACGGCGCATTGATAATCTCTTCGCCATAGCCAATAAGCTGGGCTGCATCCGGATTTAAGTACATGCCTGGTAAACCGTTGTTGATAGACGGGTGGGCCTTCACAGATACTTGAACTTTTACCCAATCGCCGCACTTGATACCTTGAGTAACTTGCACGTTTTGTTTCGTGTCGTTATTCCAGATAAACCATTTTGGTGCGATGTAACCAGACAGCGCAAATACGTAGCAACCTGCATACCCTTTGCGTTGGTTGAACGGAACACCTTTATCATCGATAGAATCGCCATCTTTGTACTTCCAAGCAAATTTAGGTGGGATTTGACCACTTGGAAAAATCTGACGAGCTTCGATCTGCATTGCAGACATGATGAAACCTGGACCACCTTGTTGCATTTTTTCAGGTGTAAATTGTGATTTAGGAACCGCCAAACCAAATGCAAATTGGATATCTTGCGTGTTGGTTTTAGGGTTGATCTTTGGTTGCTTCGTGTTGTGGTCTAATACCGGATTGCCGGTGAATAGATTTTGTCCCCAAACGATGCGACCCTCTAGGAATACGCTTTGCCCTGCACTTTTTAATGACATGTCTTATGTCTCCTTTTTAATTGGTTCTGTGTTTCCAAAAATCTTATCACCCAAATCAGCTGAATCCTGACGCTTCAGTTTCATGCCGATTAAATATCTGTTTGATAATTTAGCGACAAGCGATTTGGATACGCCAAGCTTTTCAACCTGCGCAGGACTTAACATGTCCTGTTTCACCACGGATTTACCCGTCATGAGTTCAATGAAGTCCGGCGTGGCGTCACCGTTCCATTTGCGATCGCCGTAATTCTGAACCGTTGTCCAGCCTGGTACGACGCCACCATTTTTAATTTTATCCGTGACCAAGTCAGTAAGCGACTTCTTTTTAATCTCAATGATGTCACTCGCCTGGTGAATCAGATCAAGCTGAAAAGCCATCTCTTTTGGATTTGTAGAGTCCTGCTTAAAGTCACCAAGAACATAATCAAGGCTTGCATGGAAAGCGCGGTTAAAAGCGGTACAAGATTCTGCAACAGCTGGGCAATATTTACAGTGCTTGCCGGTGCGCAGTTCCTGAAAACCATTTGCGATCAGCATCATGCGCTGTTCGATTTCTTCTTTGAGTGCAAGCAGTTCCGCGTACGTCACAGCAAACGTTCGGTAAGGACCGTCTTCGTGATGTGCACGTGGTTGCAAAATTCGCATCACGATGTACTCAAACGCGACTCCGCGGCGAATCACTTCGCCGATCGCGTAACCAATAAGCTGCCAGTTACGATGGGCGTCTACGATTTTCCAGCCGTATTTAAGATCGTCAATGTGTAGGTTGTTCCCTCTAACGTAAGCCCCGTCATACTGTCCGCGTATAACGATGCCTGATCGTGTAGTCCAGTCAATTCGTGTTTCACACAAGACTTTACTTTGAGCAGATCCCAATATTTCAGTTGCCACTTCGCTGGCGTGAAAGTGCATGTCGCGATCAAATCGGAAACCGTTACTCGCGTTAGCAGAGGGAGGTACGGCCTTGGCATCTCCTGATTCAAGTTTGAATTGCAACAGTTCACCACACGCAGTCCCTTCTCTAGCTGGTTCACCAGCCTCCGCCTCAAATAAATCTTTGAAGCGGAGAACACCCGCGCAGTTCATTACGCGGTCTAATTTGGAACAACGAATCTCGTTTACAGGTAACATCTATCCGACCTTTAAAATCAAACCAGCTTGCGCAAAGTTTGTGAATAACTCGAAACATTTTTTCTCGTCTTTATCGAGTTCCCAAAGTTCATCAACACCGAAGTAATTTCTCAGCTTAAGCAAATACGGCTTGTCGATTTTACCGTTACGTTGAAGGTCTGCAAACACTGGTACCAGGTTCGCTTTAAACGAAAGGAAGTCGTGCGGTGCCGGTGCCCACGGTCCAGGTGTTGGTGCTGGGGCAGCTTGAACCACAGGAGCAACCGGCGCAACGGGAGGGGCGATTGGTGCTATAGGTGGAACAACTGCTAGTGGTGCCGCCGCTGGCATACCAAATGGGTTCGGTGCTGTGTTACCAAATGGGTTTGGAGCTTGGCTCGGCATCGCACCTGACATATCTGATGGGAATAAGCTTGCAACTGACGGTGCCGCTTCTGCAGGTCCAGCTTGACCGGCAACACGCGCACGGTTCTCGTCTTCGACATGCTTAAGAAATGCTTCATCAAGGCGACGTTTTTTGGTCCACACACCTTTTGCAGTTTTTGTTTTAGTGTTGGCGTGTATACGCAAATCGAAGGGCATCCCTTCAGAATCTAAATCACCGGTCATCGGTTGCAAAGACTTTTCGTCATCTGCAGGTGCTGTGTGACCAGACGGTGCATATTTTGGATTCGATGAGAACCCGTTAGTACCTGGTACCGGGTAGAACGGAGGTGCCGCAGGTGCTTCAAATTTATCCATCGCGTTCAATACCTGTTCGTCTGTGAGATTTTTAGAGATCTCAGAAACTTGAGTTAAAAACTGATCCACTGACGGATTTGATTTTTGCGGTGGCGCCATCTGTGCCATGATCGCGTGAGCAGGGTCTTCTTTTGGAATATTATCCAATTGACCTTTATGGATCTCAATAGTCTGAGTCGCTGTGCGACTGGTAACGGCGCCACCGCGTAACATGTCCGCTAGTTCTAAAATTTTACTTTTTAATTGCACCGCTGAATCGGCAACAATAATCTGTTTAAACATTGTTTGTTCTCCTTTTATTTACGACACCAAAAGTTCTAACTGCAGGATAACAGATGATGCAAGATAAATATTATTTAATGCAAGGAAGCGTTAAAAATTGACAATGTTTCACTGTGCGATCAGGTTTATTTGATGCAAACTACGACCCTCGATACTAATAAAAAACGCTATGTAGCTGATTCACTTGAAGAATTAATTCTTCCTGGTTTCATGAAACATGTGAATCAGAATGGGAAAGGTGCTTGTTGGATTTGGAAAGGTCCGAAACATTCCTTAGGATATGGAAAATTTAGCTTATTGAAAGGAACTTTCCTAGCCCATCGAATATCTTGGCTATTGTTCAGAGGTTCAATCCCAAAAGGGATGTTCCTTTGTCACCGCTGCGATAACCCCTCTTGCGTAAATCCCGAACACTTATTCTTAGGTACACCGAAAGAAAACACAACAGATATGGTTAATAAAGGTCGCCTACGTTACGGTACTCAAATTGGTAAGATTGGACTTCAAAGTATAAGTTGCCGCTTTAAGAAAGAAGACGTCTTATTCATTAGAGGTAGTAAAGAAACCCATGTGGCGCTCGCAAAACAATTTAACGTTAGTCCAACAGCGATTAGAGCTATCAGGATTCGCAGAAGTTACCAGGATGTTAAGTGATGGCTACAGTTCTTCGACCTTATCAAAACATAATGAAAGCTGACATTTATTCCGCTTGGGAGCAAAGTTACAAAAATGTCTTACTTGTGATGCCTACAGGTGCCGGAAAAACTCGCACGTTTTGTTCGATAGCGATCGAAGTAGCTATTGGTCGCGGTATACCGACAGCCATTAAAGTGCATCGTAAAGAACTTGTGTCTCAAATTGCGATGACTCTGGCCGAAGAAGGTATCCCTCACAATATTATAGCACCGTCCAATGTCATTAAAGGAATCATCGCTGCACAGCGTATGCACTTAAAAAAGCAATTTTACGATTACAAAGCGCCGGTCACGGTTATTTCCGTTGACACCTTAAACGCTCGTATAGAACGCCACCGCAAATGGGCAGACGGTATTGGGTTTTGGATTGTCGACGAAGCGGCTCACGTCCAAGAGAAAAATAAGTGGGGCAGGGCTGCAAGCTACTTCCCGAATGCCTTTGGTCTTGGTGTGACTGCTACACCGGAGCGTCTCGATCGCGGCGGTTTAGGTCGTGGGCACGGTGGGATTTTTGACGTCATGATCGAAGGTCCACCCACTCAATGGCTTATCAAAAAAGGTTTCTTATCTAACTACATGGTTGTCGCACCCAAAGGGGATTATCGCGATCACTTAAAAGAGTCTTCAGGTGATTCAGACTACTCGGCTGCAGCCCGTGAGGAAGCATCTTTAAAATCCCACATTGTGGGTGACGTGGTAAAAAATTATAAAATTCACGCCATGGGAAAACAGTGCATCGTCTTTGCCGATTCAATTGTAGCTGCTACTCGAATGGAAGCTGAATTTTTAAAGCAAGGCATCACCGCCAAACTACTGACAGGCGATACACCTGATCCGGAACGTATCCAAGCACTCATAGATTATCGCAACCGTAAGATTCGCGTGCTTCTAAACGTCGATCTTTTTGACGAAGGTTTGGATGTACCTGGTATTGAATGTGTGAGTATGGCGAGACCAACAAAATCGCTCGGTAAATTTCTGCAGATGGTGGGTCGTGGCCTCCGTAAAGCAGAGGGGAAACCGTATCTAATTTTAATCGACCACGTAGGGAACTTAAAAGAACATGGCTTACCAGACGACATACGCGAATGGACCCTCGAACGCAGAGTCTCATCTCGGGATAAAGTTAACTCGATCCGAATTTGCAAAAATGAAACCTGCAATAAGGTCTTTGAGAGATACCTTTCCACATGTCCTTATTGCGGTCACAAAGACGAAAGACCTTCCGGTGATGGCGGGGGTCGTCCAGCCTTGGATCAAATCGACGGTGACTTGGTCCTTTTACATCCGGATCAGATAAGAGAAATGGAAGGGGCTGCACGTTTAGAAGACCCTGGCAGCGTTGCTGCACGCGTTTCAAAAACACAGCCTGCAGGTATAGCCAAAGCTGCAATGGAACGTCAGCGTGAACGTATCGAAGCACAAGGTCGCCTTAAAGATGCCGTTGCAAAATGGGCCGGTGTGTACCGCAATGTTTATAACCAAACTGACCGTTGGATTCACAAAAAATTCTACGCCGAGCACGGCATGACAATTACGATGTCGCTTGCGCAATCACGACAGCAAATGGACGACTTAGCACAGGAGCTTATGTATGAAATTGGAAGATCAAGTACAGTCAGAAATTCGTCTCGATGGGGCTAAGGTTGAATGTGACTTACTCCGAAACAATTCGGGTGCCGTCGTGGTGCAAAACCGACAGGTACGTTTTGGTCTTGGTAACGAGCACGCGACGCAGACCAAATTATTTAAGTCTAGCGATCTTATCGGCTGCATGCCCTTGGTTATCACACCTGAAATGGTGGGTTCCGCAATCGGTGTCTTCGTGGCTGTTGAAGTCAAGAAAGAAGATTGGAAGTGGTGCGGCGATGCGCGAGAAGTCGGCCAACTTAATTTTATCAATTGGGTTCGTGCGCGGGGCGGCTTTGCGGGATTTGCGAATTCTGTAGACACTTTCCGAAAAATCATAGGACGATAACTGTCTTTACACAAAGTTACTCAAAGATAGCCGGACTTGATCGGTCAGGTGACAAGGCACAGACTCCTTCTTTGAGTGACTCCTTTTCTAAAACGTCTGTAATGAAACGAGTCTGAAATTGTTTAAAATTTTTCCCGCGTTTTTAAATTCTGAAGGACAAAAAGTCCCACTCGTAAAAGGGTGGAAAGATGTCGCGTCCAATGATCCGGCACAGATCCAATTATGGTCTGAACTGTTCAAGGAACGCATTAGCTTTTGGGCCATTCCTACCGGTGACACTAACGGTATTGTCGTTTTAGATATCGACGTTAAGCGTGTGAACGGTTTTGAATCACTCGCAAAACTTGGTGTCACCCTTCCAAATACTCTTATGCAACGTACACCTTCAGGTGGCGCACATTATTTCTTTAAAACTAAACCAGGCGAGACGCATCCAAATACCGTTAACGAGGAGCTTGGTCTTGATACGCGAGGTGACCGTGGGTGGATTGCTCATTATGGTTTTCATGACCCAAACGCTCCACTTGCCGATGTACCTGAGTGGCTTTACTCGGCGATTAAAAAGCCTGAAAAACCCACAGTACAACTCGGAGCTGCAACCTTTACCCTCGCACCTGAAATCGCACAAGGAATCTTTCTTGGATCTTTGGAGTCCATTCGGACCGCCGCCGCGGGCGAGTCAAACCACGTTCTCAACACAGAGGCTTTTCGGGTCGGACAGCTTGTCGCAGCCGGAAGCTTATCCCGTGAATACGTCGAGCAAGAGTTATTTAAAGTAGCAAAGGAACGCGGTAAACCGGATTACGAAGCGCAGGCGACGATAAAATCAGGCCTTGACGGGGGTATGACAAACCCGATGACTTGTCCCTTTCCCGCCGAAGAGCCAAAACCCACTCTTGAGATACCGGCATTTTTACCCGGTCAGCCAACGGAACGCTGGACACCGAAGCGCTTAACCAAATATGACCTTCTCAACCGTCATCATTTGCGCAGGCCGCAATTATTCAAAGATTGGTCTACTTGTGACATTCACATTGTCACCGCCGACGGAGGTACCGGTAAAACGACATTAGCGCTCTATGAGGCTGTTTGTTTGGCCTTAGGTGACCGTTTCCTAGGGTTCGAGTGTTTGCGTCCTGGTAAGACGTTATTCATCACTGGAGAGGATACGGACAAAAAGCTTGCGGCAATGCTTGGTGCCATTATGCGTCAGATGGGACTCTTCGCACCTTCAGATATTCCAGAGGTGACGGCGGAGAATGAGCAAAAAATCGATACGATTTTAAAATCTATCCTGATTAAAAAAGACGCCGACTTGTGCTTGATCGCTAAAGACAGATCCGGCTTTTTACATCTAAACCCTGAAGCGATGATAAAAGTATCAGAAGCGATCGAAGACTTTGAACCTGACCAAATTATATTCGATCCGATTGCAAGTTTTTGGGGTTCTGAGAGCATGCTAAATGACATGAATAAGGCTGTAACAAAGTTTATGTCGCAGCTTGTGGAGCGCACCGGCTGCAACGTCACCATGGTCAATCACATGGGTAAGCAATCAAGCTCCACCAAAGATATGTCGCAATTCGCCGGTCGCGGTGGTACCGGTTTACCATCTCATTCACGCGTGTCTCGCGTGTTACGTGGTTTGGGTGCTGACGAATACAAACAGCTAACGAATGAAGACCTTCCAGAAAATCAATCCGCAATGCTTTGTCAGGTGAATAAATTTTCTGACGGTTCACCGATTTTAAATAAACCATTTCTCATCGTGCGCGACGGGTATTTGTTCATTAAGAAAACGCTTTCAGATGCCAAAATCAGAGAAGAAGAAGAAAAGGTCAGTGACGGCGAGCAGGTGTTTGATTTTATTAAAGCTGCACGTAAAGCGGGACGCTACCCAAATATGACTGTGGTCGTGGCGCACTTCCAAACTTCAAGTAATCGTTTAAGTGAGGCGCGTGTGAAGCGTGCTGTGGGGATCTTGCAGTATACCGGGCACCTGGGCGAATTAGTTAAATCTATAGATCACCCAGATGCTTCGATCGGCGGGAAAGCTTTTGTTTTGGTTAACGAGGACGGCGTGGAACTTTAGGGTAAGCGCCATCCGAGATGACGCTTGATGAGTAGATCTAAATCGTGACGCTTCAACAGTTCTAAACGTTGCTGCATCGTCAGTTCCCAAGTGAATTTTCCATTTTCCATTCGAGACATGATAAACTGACACAGTTCAGTTTTGATTCGCAAACCCATACTACCGTTTTGCAACTCCAAAGTCCTATCGTCTAAATAACCGGTGAAATAACTTCCGTTCGGATGAATCGTCATCGCTTCGATTAAATCTTTAGTTTCGAGCGTCATGGTTTAACCTTTGGAACTGTAAAGGTCGCAAAAATTTCACGTCTCGTATCGTCGACAAACCTTAAAAATTCTCTATTTTGATCCGTCGGTGTACCGACACAAAGAATCGTTTTCTCACTACCTTCGCGAGCGGGATCAACCGCTAACACCATTGGAAAATCATCGTAGCGAGTCGCCTCATCACATCTGCACGGGTAAGAATTGCAAACAAAGCAGATTTTATCTTGAGTGTTCATCGCTTCCCTTTTCTTTATCGTCTTTAACAACGTCACCTTTTGTATCGACCCACATAAGTTCACCTGGTTTATCAGGATTCGGTACCCAACCAAAAAATCTAGATCTAGAAGGGACGTTTGGGATTATATGAACAGCGTTTACCATTAGTTCGATGAGTTTTTTACTCATATCGAAACCACCTTCTCGCCGGCAGCGTTAAACCTACTAACATACCTTTGGTGAAGTTTCGCGATGTCTGTCGTCTCACCAAAATCGTCAATTTTAGCGATCGCGGATCAGAATCGCAATAACGGTCCAAGTGAATTTTTTCAAAAATCGGTGAACCCTTCCACACGTTGTCGCTGTATTCCTCACTCCAACCATGTGACGAGCGGTAGTTGTGCCACGCTTTATAATACTCTTCGCGGGTCATCGTAAAATCACCACGTCTAGAAGTTGAAAGTCGGTAACAAAATTGGTCTCAACTACAGGTATTCCACAGAACCGCACACCTTCAGTCACGCAGTCGATGTATCGCGGAATATCAAATCCTCGCTTAGCGTGCAATTCTCTTCTAAGTTGGTCATAGAAAGGGGTACTTACAGCAATGAACCCAGGATTCTGACCGCCTGTATTTGTTCCATAATTCATGATCGCTTGTAGTAATAATTCTACGTTCTTCACAGGCCCACCTCGATCATCGTGTTATCTAATCGCATGAAGTCTGCCGTTAAATGTGTCTTAGCTTTAAAATCCTCGTCGTCTTTAAAGTAATACATAGCATCTTGCCAACGTCCAGCATTCGTCACGTAAGCATAGCGGTACAGCTTCACTTTTGGCTTTGGTTCCACGTAGAATTTGTACTTGTCTTCTGTCCAACTCATTTCATAAATTTTACCCTTAGAATCTAGGTCTTCAGCTATGAATGAACTTGAATCAACCACCGACAGCGCGTGAATATACGTAACAATACCTGTGACTCCGTGAACAATTCTGAAGGGGAACTTACCACCCGCATCCTCTGCAAAAATCTGTCTTAGATATTTCACAAGTCCACCTTCCCGTAAACAGTGGCACCGAAATAAATCGCGATGAGAACCCAAAATGTAAACATCCAATAATTGCGATCTATAATATTAAACGTAGCATTTCCAGCCGCGAAAAACAGGCCGACCAAATAAGCTATAAAAATAAACTTTTCCATTATTTAAAAAGTCCCCACTTTGGATAGATGCCACTTACCGCAAATTTTGCAGCGGTAGGATATCTGGTTATATTTTTTCTCTAAGTTTTTCGGCTGGTACTGAAAGCCAGCTTTGCGCATACATGTACCAATTTTAAAGCTGTTAAATTCTCTCGGTGTTTCAGGTTTTGCAACGTCTGAGCCGGGGATCATGAATAAAACACTATCGTGAAATTTCGCACCCCACGGTTGATTTTTCTCATCGTAGCCAATAGCACCAACCTCATTAAACGCCACGACCACATACGCTTTTTCAAGAATGCTTCGGCACCGAACCGCGAGTGGAAGTGTATTTTTTTCGACCAATTCTTTTAACGGACGCCAAATTTTTTTATCGGCCTGGTTCATTTTTATTCCTCTGAACGACCTGTAAAATCCAGTCGAGATTTTCATGATAATTTGAATGAAACATTGCGCCACCGTAGGTGACGAACGACTTAAACTGAACACCTCGCATGTCGCGTATATTATTCACGTGAAAGTATTTCGTCTTACCAATAATCAGAGAACCGTTCGTTAATACGACAGGTTTCTTTTTAGCGTCTTCGCCGGTTTCTCGGGCCCAATACATGAACTGCTCGCGATTTAAAGCAAGCACCGGAATAAACTCTGTTATCTCAGGCTTTTTCGCTGTTTTAATTTTACTCATTTCATACCTTTAATAATTTTCTGCAATTTTAAATGATGCTGATTCACTGTCTCACACATGTTTAAATCTGGTCTTGGTTGATTCTCAAAAGCCTGAAAACATATCGACAAAATATCCAAAGTTTCTTCTAGAACATCTTTTACGATTTTATCGTTGTGAGTAATACAGCGTGAGCACGCAAGGTCTAAATGTTCATTGCAGGTATTGGCGTTATTTATAAATTTTTTCATTTGTGGCTGCTTCGATCGCATCACGTCGGCCAATGTGAACGGCTTTTTATCAACCACGTCACAGTAGCACGCATCGGTACCGTTGCAGTCTTTACACTTACTCATTTCTTTGCCTCACTCATTTTATCCAAAGTCATTTTAAGTTTCCACTCAAAGTCGTCGCGGTCCTTGGCGTTACCGGTGATACGGATCGCGTGCAAGATGTCGTCCATCGTGAAAAAACCGTGTCGCAGGCGAAGCTTTCTAAACCACTTACTCACGGTTTCACCTCAGGTGGAGTGGTTGCAGGTAAATTAATTTTTTTAACATATTCATAATTCTGTTCACCGGCAAATGTCATCACCATGTGAAAGTGCTGACAGAATATGAAATTTATAATTCGACCTAAAATCAAAGGTCTTTGGTGCTCGTGAATGTTTTCCGTTATTTCAGCAAGTAATCCTTCAATTTGACGTGCTGTCTCAGTCACAAACTTACCGGACTCTTCATGTGATTTAAAAATGATCGGTTCAGGTTCTTGCTTCTCGCCGCAATACGTACACACGAATGCGTCGTGTTCAAGGACCGCATCACACTTAGCGTTTTTGCACATTTTTACTTCTGACATTTGTGCCTCGCCGCACATAGGGCATATCTCATTATGAGGCGCAAACGAAACGCCACACTTCTCATTTCGACATAATTTTACTTCTGACATTTGTGCCACTCTCTTTCTTTTAATAAAAACCATTGCAAGCATTTCTCGCATACGACCTCTTGTTCTCCTCGTTTACCTGTATGAAAATCACCCGTGAGCAGGGCAGTACCAATAACCATAGCAATTCTTAAGCCCACCGTTCGCACCACAACACCCGTGTCGCGCATTCTAATTACAGTGTCCCTTGTGGTACCAGCCTCACGCGCTAAACGCGCTACGGGCCAGCCCAGAGCCTTAAAACCGTCATTTAATTTGGATACGTGGGATGAGCGCATAGATTTCTCTAAGACGCGGCGCACCTCGCGCCTATTTACGAGACTGGTCCGAGATGTCGACACAAGCGGTCCCTATCATATAAATCGCTGTAAAGATTGCAGCGATACAAAACACTACTTTAAAGACCACATACGTCTCTACCAAAAAGCTAATCAGAAAACTCGTCGCCAAGATTGCGATACCTGTCAGTAAAATTATAGCGATCCCTTTAACGTGCCTCACACGATACCCCGTGTCCCATAGCTAAACAGCCACGGCGAGAAACGCATAACGTATTGGCTTAGCTGAAGTGGCCTATCCTCGACACCTTCTAAGAATTTTTCAGATACGTAAACCGATACATTCACACACGGGAACGTTGTGATTTTATCTTTATTGATCTGCGGGATCTGCTCTTTGGCGAGCATAAAACCAAAGTCTTCGAGGTGATAGATCTCACGTTCCATTGCCTGTTCAGTCGTCGCTGCAACTTCAGTTAGTAACACCAACTTAAGCTTTTTCTTTTTCATTTTTTCAAGCGGAAAGCGTGCGTAATAGTCCTCGTTTTTTACTTCGACTGATCCGATTTCACCTTCAGCATTTATCGTAGGTACTAACATTATAAATTACCAAACTCTTTCATAAGCTGTGGGTACTTAGCGAACATCTTAAGTAAACGGGCCGTGGTGTTAGGGACTTTACGTTGTCCCGTCTCCCACCATACGACCGCTGCAGGTGTCACACCCAATAGGTCTGCAAACTCTTCACGAGTCATGTTATTCGCCCACGCTCTAAATGCTTTTACTTGTGACGGTGTGCAGATGTCGCGTTCAATTGGTACGTATTCACTTCTTTTTTTAGTCTTCTTTGCCATAGATATTGTCCTTACTTAGTTGTCTTAGCGAGTCTTGGTATTCTTTAATTTTAGCTTCTTGACGAGCGATACGTTGCTCGCGTGCAGCGTCTAGTTTTTTCTGGTCTAAACCTTTACAACGTACGTAAGGTATCGTGTAACTGCGAGCTTTTGAGTTAGGTGCAATAAGTTCAATCATATCCGCTTCCAATAACTCACGGTACCCTAGTAAAACACCGCGTTTATCGGCTATTTTCATCTGAAAGCGACCGAGAACTAGAAAATCTATACTCGTCCCTTTGTTACCAAACAGCATGAGATATTTATAGATCTTGCGAGCTTCGTCGGTGAAAGCGTTTTCAACGTACGGTATCTTAGGTATCGCAATATCAAGCTCAAACGGGTTTTCCGTTTCAAGTTCATTGTAAACTGCGTAGCAAATAGCACGCGAAATAGGTACACCTGTCGTGTCTGAATGTTCCTTTAATTTATCGTGCAGTCCTTTAGGCATGAACACTTTTATCTCTACAAACGGATCATCTGGATCTTTACGAACTCTTGGTCGTCTATCTACAAACCGACTCATATCAATACCCTCTGGAGAGGTAAAAGTTCACGACTATTAAAATCGCCGCCGAGATTGCACCTAGCGCTATTGTTTCCTGCATTTTCTAAACCCCTTAGTTCTCCGATTACCTCTTGCAATTCGATGCACGCGGTACTGAACGAATCATGCGCTAACTCATCCTCTAAGGCAGCTTTTCGCGCAAGCAAAATGTCACGTCTTGAACTCATTTTAAAGCCCCAACATCATACGTGCCGCCGAATGGACCACGTACGTAATAGCGGAGTGCATACGTCTCATATTTATAGTGTTTTTGAAGGAATAATTTGGCGTCTCTAAGAGACTCAAAGCCGTCATCGGCCTCAAGATACCATCGCCCATCTAGAGCGAGGATCTCGGTTTGCTTACCTTTGGTTGTTCTGATATCGCGAAGTATTAGATAACCGTTTGATGAATTACTCATACGTAACGTTAAACATTGTTACGTATGAGTTTCAACCCTAAACTTTGTTTGAATGCGATGCGTTTTGCGCTATGGTGACGAATGCTTGAAATAGCGTTTCAGCGGCTAGCATTTCTGCATGGTGCATCTCAGAGGCCTTAAGGCAAGTCAGTCTGTATGATGCTTCGTAATTGATATTCCTTGAGCGAGCGTCTTGCTGCACGTGTGATTGACGGGAAAGGTGCACTTGATTTAGTAGTGCAGTCGTTATCGTCGTTATCTCTTTGGTTGTGAGTTTTACAGTTATTTCCATTGTGTAGCCGCCGTTTCAGCTTGAGCCTTGTAATTCGCCGCTTGACTTAATAGAGTCTCATCGGCGGTTGCACCCGCTGCAATTGCTGCACGTGCCTGATCGTAAATCTTTGGAATGTCCAATAGCGGAATAACCACATGATCGAAGTGTTTTTTGAATGCCTTAGCAATCTCATCGTCTATCTGTTTTTCCTGTTTCGTTTTTCTTTTTATTGCCATATCGTGACTCCTTTAAAAATGTATAAATTCATAGACGTTTCGTTCGTCTGTTTCGTCGACCCAACTAACATAAATATCATCATTTGGTGCTTTGTTTTTTTTCATAACTTTTAAGACTTCAGGGTTATCACAATGCCCTGTAAACAGAACGTTACCTGCCCAATCCTCTATCTTGATGTGGTCTTTTTTAGTCATATTAAAATCTTTCTATCTCTAGCGCTTCACCACACGATGGACACGCATAATTGATATCGTCGACTAACTCTAAATACGTTGTGTCTAGACCCATGTGGAACTCACAACCGGGGCACTCGTACACCTCAAGGCAGAATGCATCTGTCTCAACACTATCAATAAATTTAGGAACACTCATCGTCGTCTCACTCTCAGCAACACTGTTTCGCTATCCCCACGTCTGTAATAGCTATGAAAATACCAATAAGAGTCAATTGTACAACGGACAAGGTCCACGGTTGACCCGTAGACTTTTCTCCAGCCGTATTTTTTGAGGCATTGTTTTGCGGCCCGTTCGGACCTGAAGTGACGAGTTACATCTAAATTCGTTATCGAAGCGTTACACATCATAACCGTTCGTCCAATGCATCTTTAAAGTCGGATGTGAGTCTGATCATTAAGGTTTTTCTAGCGTCTTTATCGAAGCTAAATTTAATTGCAGCATTACCCGCATATTCCGCAACACAATCTAAAACTAAATTGGACCCTTGGCGCGATATAATTTCGGTGATCGTTGCGGCGTCTTGCTTTACTCGTGCAGGGTCACCGTATTTTGTGAGGATACTTGAAACGTATGGGTTTTCCACTAGCAACCTCCAGCCCGTGACATATCAGTCGGTCTTTGTTTTTCACACGTGCTGTTACAGTCCCAATAAGGTTTAAAGGCAGTCTCATAATTCTTAATATTGGGTACAGGTCTGTACCGTTCACAAGAGTCTTGGCATTCGTTAAATGCACGTGTTACCTCACGGTCCCGCCGTATCTCAGTTTGGAGGTACTCTACGGCCGCTGTAAGCTTATCAAGGCGCTGATCTATGGTATCAGGCACCCTCGGTATGAACGTCACACTAAGGGGTTTTTGCGGCGTTTCAGGGGTATCAGCTGCATCCACTGAGGGTTTGGCACACGATACGAGACCAATGCAGAGCGTTAACGTTATATATCGTTTCATTTTACAACCTCAAATTTAAAACGTTTATCAAGGACCTCAACGGCATATTTAGCCGCAACGTAGTTTGAATATGCGTCGGCGTGTCTTATAGTTCGTGGGACGTGACCCGTGGAGTGCCAACGGTCCAACTGACGGGATGTGAGTGTACTTTCAAAGCACATCAATTCAGCTTCGAGATTCTCAATTGCTTCTGTACGTTGTAGCCAGAGTTTATCGACCCAATGGGTTTTCTCAGCGGTGCTCATAAGTCACTCGCAATTGCATCGACTAACTCATCATCGTTTAACTTCATAACGTGACGTTCGATTGCATCGGTAATTAAATCATCGAGTGAGGTTTTTAAAATCTGTTCAACGAGTGTTTCGTTGTCCAAATTTGCATAGCGCTCTAACAGAGCTTCACGGATCTTGGTTTGTAAGGTCTTTTCAGGCTTTGCGGCATATCCAGGTTGTGACGGGTGATTTATTAATAGGGAATGTGACGGTATAGGTGAGTGTGGCATCGGGTGACTCCAATGTTATGTGGTTTATGGTTTTACGGTATCCAATATTCAGGTCTTAAGAAGGGTTGCACGGCGGTCCAGAGTGTGAATACGACTAGAACGATAAGAAAGAATTTCTGTTTATCAGTCACGATACTCACTCCAATAGCATTCAGATGTCTCATACGACCGCCGTGCAGGTTTTAAAAGCAATAGTCAGTGTTTGGCAATTTATAAGTGATAGCTTGCATCGCTTCACGTTCTGTATCGTTTTTCCAGTCTTGGACTTCGTCAAGCATTACACATAGTGACTCGCTATCGTCACCAACTGGTAAGCCTTTGGCTTGTAATTCAGCGTGATCGGCATGCATCATAAGGATAGACATTAATAAAATAAACATTGTGTGACTCCAATGGTAATAATATTTAAGATAACAAGTGTAACGAGCGTTCTATTCAGTAACATAATCAATCGAAGCGTTGCATGTATCTCGGTTATTAAATACACGCAACACCTCTGTTTATTATTTTACTTGGTTGTCTTTATCACGGTTTTTGAGCGTGCCTTTTTCATCATCAAACTTTACTTGGTCAATCTTTAAGACTTTAGCGTCTGGATTGCTAGCCAATAGTTTGATCGCTGCACCTTTAGTAATCTGTTTACCGTCATATTCATACGTTGACGCCTTAGCGAAGTGACTGACGAACATAAGGATGAGTGTGAACACTATTCCACTTGTTAGTTTGTAACCTAGTTCTTTAACCATATCGTGACTCCTTTGGTTTTTAAACGGCCTTAGCCGCTTTGTTATTGATAGTTTCTTCTAGCGTTTTAAATGGTTGAGGCAATCTATTCTGAATCAATTGCAAGTCCTCAACGCAATAGTTTGGTAATTCATAGACCAAGATCATATCGCCGAATGCGCTGAATGAGTTTTGCGCCTTTTTACATCTAGCGACTAAACGTGTGACTTGAGTCTTTGTTAAGCGTTCCATTTTAATACTCCTTGTTATCGTGACTTGACTGATAGTGTCACATAACAGGACCAAAGTACAGATAAATTTAAACATTGTATGGTTATAGTGTAAATCTTACAGAATTGTAATGAGTGTTATATATTTATATGTGAGTGTGTATCAGGTTTAAATTATACGATATCGTGTGGTTTTTAAGGCTCATATCGAATGTAACGTGGTTACAATGTTGATTTGTTATTTTGAGTCGTGTCCGGTGGGGTCGGGCATGCGACGCAACGCCAAAGCGTGCTCGGCCCTCGTCCGGTACAGCAGGACTCATTATAAACTGCATATTTTTAATGGTCAATTGGTTTTTTAACGGTTCGTATCGGTGTGTCAATGGTGTTTTACACCTTTATACGCGAGTATTCCACACATATAAAATATAAAACGACCATACAATGTATAATATAACGTTAAATATAACCAAACATTGTATCTTTACGTTTAATTTATAACGAACCATACAGTGTTACGTTAAATAATTATACGCGACCATTCCTCACATATAAATATAAGACATAATTAAACAATGTATCGTACGTAACGCATGCACCGTAACGTAACAACCATACAATGTTTAAAGATCGCTTGTTAAATATGTAAAAGATGTTAAACAATGTTTCGTACGTTAGGTGTGGTTTAGTTGTGGGACATTTATATCGGACGTGGAGGGGGTACGACAAAAACGTAAAAAATTAAAAATATATATAAGAGGGGTTTCCACAATTTTTTCGCATTTCCACGATCGCAACAGTTCTCAAAACATTGTATTGTTTAGTCACACCCTGAAGCATTCCTCACCACCCAACGAAACATTTTTAAAATTTTTTACAGACGCATAATTATGCGCATAACCAAACAATGTTAAAGCAGCGCGTTACAGCCTTGAAATAAAACTTGCCAGCATCCCTGCACTTTGGCATTGTCACAAACAAGAGACGTGTACACATCTTCGCGGGTGCAAAGCGAATCCCACAGCCTGAAAAACGTTTACGCACGAGAGTTCTGTTTCCCTTGAGGAAGCGTGAGCATACAAAACGTAGATACTCGAAAGCTGGCAGGACCCTTCATAGTCATAACTGGTAACGGTTGTTCAGCTACAAAGGGTTTTTGTTTTTTGGTGGGTTGCGTGAGTGGTTTAAACGTAACTTAGAATAGGCTCTTGGACTGCTACGTCTCTAAGGACAAAATCCGAGAGTCCGCAGGTTCGAATCCTGCACCCACCACCATTTATATAAAGGAGGTACGACATGAATAACAAATCTAAATCTGGTTCCGTACTTCCTCCGGCAAAGCCCTAATATATCAGGGTGTAGCTCAGCTTGGTTAGAGCACTCGTTTTGGGAACGAGATGTCGTAGGTTCAAATCCTATCACCCTGACCAAATTCTTTCGTGACGCTTGACATAAGTCTAGAACCATTAAAACCTAGTAATATGTCATTCCCAATGCCGCCGGGCTATACCGGTCCCAAAAAAGAAATTGAAGTTGTAACTGGCGAGGTCAGTACAAAACTCACCGAAGACGACACAGGGTTTATTCTCGATAAGTGTTTGGATTCAAAACATCGTAACGATCATCGCATTATTTTATTCATTCAATCTTATCTCGTAAACCGCGACGCTAAAGAGTCGGCACGTATCGCAGGCCTTGAACCGCGGCACGGTGCCCACATTCGCAGACGCTCTGATATTGCAGAAGCGATTCGTCAGCTCACCGAGAAAGCTTTAATGAAGTATGGATACGATGCAGCCGACGTCGTTGAGCGGGTTAAAGAGATGGCTGACATCGATCCGCTGGATTACACCAATGAGGATGGATCGTTTAAGCAGTTTGATAAAATGGAACCGCATGTGCGTCGGGCTATTAAATCCTTCGAAATTAAAGAGACGTGGGACACAGATCCAAACGGGATGAAAGTCGTCAGCGGCCGCGTAATTAAAATCCAGCTCCACGATAAGATGAAAGCCAATGAGCTACTTGGTCGTGAGAAGGACGTCTTTAAGGAAACCACCGTTGTACAACACGACATCACTCGTAACATGGCAACCACTCTGCTTGACAGCTCATCGCGTGCAGAGCAGCGCCTAAAGGCTTTAGCGGCCGCACGGGACGTCACTCCAGCGATCGCGGCACCTGCACCACCTGACGACGTGATCGATGTCTGAGCGCGAACCACTCCGTAAGTATTATAACGACACGTACGGGGTGGAGGTGCATTTCTGCTTCGGGTGGACTGAGGCGCAATTTAAGTCTCACATGAAACGGCACCACGACTACGAGCCGGTGTTTGAGGACTTAGCTGGAATCATGATTCACAAAGGCAACGACGTAGTAATTTGGGTTCGTCACAAGCTTCCACATTGGGTTGCACACGAAGCATTGCACGCAACCAATCACATTCTTAACCGTGCGCAGGTGGGTGTGACATTAGAAAACGACGAAGCGCAAGCGTATCTTTTAACAGCAATTATGAGGGCGGCGTATGGCATCGGGACTTCCAACTAAAGAAGAATTAGAAATATTCCAACGACTCATTGCTGAGAACCGCTATGACTTCGTAAAGCTTGCTTACATCATTTTCCCATTTGGAGAGAAGGGTCATGAGTTAGAATTTATTCAACCCTACGACTGGCAAATCGAAGAGTGGCAAAAGATCAGTAAACATTTACAGAACCCTGCCACAAGGTACGAGACGTACCGACTTATCATTTCATCCGGTAATGGTGCGGCGAAAACATCGTTCGGTGCGATGACGTATTACATTTTAATGTATACGCAACAGGTGCGTGCGCGGATCATGGCCAATACAAAACCTCAGATGACGTCGGTGGTTTGGCCTGAGTACGACATTTGGTTTCGTCGTGCACGTTTCAGTAACCATTTTTTCGAGAAGCTCGGCGAGTCTATCAAGGCGCGTGACCCTGAGAAGGCTGAGACATGGCGTCTAGATGCCGTGACGTGGAATGAAGCAACACCTGCATCCGTTTCAGGTCTCCACAATTACGGTAAAGCGATCGCGTATATCCTAGAGGAAGCACCCGGTATTCCGTCAGTTATTTGGAAATACACCTCTGGTGCGATGACCGATATCGACACGATTAAAATTATCATGGCCTTCGGGAACTCGGATGACCCGGAATCGCAATTTGAACAGAATATGTCATCCCCTGAGTGGCGCGCACGACGTATTGATACTCGCGAGATGTCACACGTGGATCCAAAGCAGATCGCATCTTGGTTGCGCGAAGCTGGTGGCGACGAAGACAACGACGACTTCCGTGTGCGCGTTCGCGGTTTACCTCGTAAGTCTTCTAAGGATTCCATCACCAAACTTGAAACAATCAACGCAGCTCTTGAGCGCGGTAAAACTTTCGATCGCGAACAGGTCCATAATTTACCGTCAGTTCTTACGTGTGACCCTGCTTGGCAGGACGGGGATGATATTACCATTTGGCATCATCAAGGGTTCTTTAGTGAACTACTTGAAAAATATAAATTGTCGAAAGCTGAAGGACAAGATCATCGCTACACCTACGAAAAGTTATGTTACTGGGAGAAAGAACGCAAAGTCGATAAAGTTTTAATCGATCAGGGTGAAGGTACCACACTGAAGACAATGGCTAATACCGATAGCAAACATCATTGGGAACTTATCAGTTTTGCCAACACTCCAAACGACACACCGGAGTTTAAAGATTCAGAGTTCCACAACATGCGTGCGCAGATGTACTACCAAACAGATCAACGTCTTAAAGATGGCGCGGCTATTGCCGTTCGTGAACCTGAATGGGAAGAAGACGTACGTAAGCAAATGACGTGGACCAAAGGTGGTCGCCACAAAACTTCACTCAAAAAAATCGCAGAACCAAAAGCAGACATCAAAACTCGCGTGGGAAAATCACCCGACGTGTCGGATGGTTTGGTGTTGTTCTGCGCGCGCAAAGTGACGGAGCGACTCGAAGAGAATGAAGACTCAAACGAGCACCCAAGTACAAGACGTATTGGTGGAAACCCTTTAATGATGCCAAAGGATGTTGCAGATTATGAAATGCAAAGTGACGAGTACCGACAAATATACGATTAAAAAAATCACCGGCAAACAACTCGACAAGGTTCACTCGCGATACATCTATGAGGCGAGTGTAAAGCTTAACGCCGCTCACGGATCGCCGTTCTTTTTTCACGCGTTTCCGGTGAAGCGTTTTGCAGACGAGCAACACCTTTGGATTTGTTACAGAGATAAAGTCATCGTGGGATTTTTGGCGGCAACAATGACGAGTAATCTTTTTGATCCAAGCATCAAGCAGTTGAAACAAACGTTGTTATACGCCGATCCCGGAACGCGTGCGAGTAAGTATTTGTTAGAGAACATGATTGACTTCGGAAGATTACACGCAAATCATATTCATTGTGTCATAGGACAAAAGACAAACATAAAACCGCGTTCACTTGAACGACTTGGTTTTAAAGAACTCGAAACGACTTTCCGCATGGAGATCGAAAAATGACATCAAGTGATGATGACGTATTTCAACAAGCAGGCGACCTTGCGGTTAATTTACTTACCGGTGGTCTTACCACGGGTGGCGCAGGTGTTGCCGGTGCTCAAGGCGGTAGCGTCGGTAAAGGTGCTGCTACCACGGGTGTTGATGAATCTCTTGGTGAAGTGACGGGTCGAAATGTTCAGCGAAAAGCAGCGATGACTGCAGCCGATGCGATCGACGAAGAGAACAAACGAATTGCTCAAGAAAAAATCGACGAACAGCTTTTGGCGCAAAGAACAGATCTTGAAGCTTCAAATGCTGCAGGTAGTAAAATTACTGCATCAAGTCAAAGAGCAGCAGCTGCAGCCCTCGGCGCAGCCTCAGTTAACCAAGACTTTTTGGGGTTATAATGATCGACGACTCTAAAGCTCATTGCGAATACCTTCGACGCCAATCAAAAGAAATCTTTGAGAAGGTTCGCCCTACTTGGTACGAAGCGGGTCGTTGGGCAGCGCCTCACAGATCTAAGGCTTTAGTAGGCCGTGATGACGGCGATAGAGCCAATCAACACATCGTAGACGGTACACATCTACTTTCACTTAGAAGCTTCGTGGCGGGCTTCCTAGAGGGTAATACGTCGGCATCTCGCCCATGGTTCCGTGCAGGACATCCTGACCCTGAAGTAAATCGCAATCCTGCCAATAGATTATTTTTCCAGAACTTGACGACGAGAACCTTAAATCAGTTTTCAGTTTCAAATTTCTATCACGCAGCCGGACAGTATTATTATGACTACGGCGTTTTCAATACCGGCGCTCATTATATTGACGAGCTTGAAAATCCTAAGCGCGTTTTCTTTCATACTTTGGACCCTGGTACTTATTTCGTAATCAACAACTCGCTTGGTGAAGCAGTCGTTTTGGTACGTGAGTACACTCTTACCGTTAAAGCTTTGGTCGATAAATACGGCAAAAAAGTAAACGGTAAGTGGGATTGGTCGATGTTCTCTAGCACCGTGAAGCGGTACTATGAGGAAGGAAACTACACCAAAAAAATCGATCTTTGCCATATCGTAAAAGAGAACTGCAAGTACGATCCGATGCAGCCCGCGGTGATGAATAACCGTCGTTGGGTTTCAAAGGAATATGAACTTGGTACCGTTGGTGGTCAATACTACCAAGAGGCCGAACAGTTCATGGGTCCGGCCCTTAACGGTAAAGACGATAACAAATTTTTGCGTCAGTCTTATTCTCAACGTAAACCGTTCATCGTGGGCGCTTCAAATCGTTCACGTAACTTCGAGTACGGCGAGCAAGGTCCAACAACGGATTCTTTGGGTCTGATCAAGTCGCTTAATAAAAAGGCAATCGGTAAAGATATCGCTTTAGAAAAGATGCTCTCTCCTGCTACACAGGGTCCGGCAAGTCTTAAAAAGTCTTACATTACCAATGCCGCAAACGCGTACATCCCTCTCGACCCACAGGCGATGAAAGATGGCGGACTTCGTGCCGTCAATCAAATTAACCCTGCGATCGCAACTCTGAATGCAGACGTTTCAGATATGCGCCAAGCAGTTGAGAAATTCTACTACGCCGATTTCTTAATGTTTCTGTCACGGAACCCGAAGACTCGTACCGCGACTGAAACAAATGCCGTCGTAGCAGAACAGCAACTTATCATTGGTCCAAACCTTCAATCGCTCAATTGGACTTACAACATTCCAGTTGTGGAATGGATGATGGGTTGGGTTCTTGATAACGATGCGTTCTTAGGTGAAGTGCCTGAGGACCTTCAAGGTGAACCGATCAGAACTGAGTTCATTTCTGTATTCGCTCAATCACAAAAAGCAGCCGACCTTCCGTCAGTAGAGCGATACATCGCAATGCTTACGAGTGTTGGTCAGTTGAATCCCACTATTTGGGATAAGGCGAATCTCGATGAGCTTTGTAACCTGTATGAAAATCGTTTGTTCCTACCAGTCGGTATCAACCGCACTGACGAAGAAACAGATGAGATTCGCGCGCAACGTGCGCAGGCTCAAGCAAAACAAGCACAGATGGAACAACTCGTTCAAGCATCTAGTGCAGCAAAAAACGTGGGCATTCAAGCTCAACAACCTGAATAACAACAAAAGGAGAATTCCATGAAATCAATTTTAGCAATCTTACTAGCAGCCACTGCATTCAGTTTCACCGCTCACGCAGGTTTTGAGGCCAAGACGTCCACCAAATCACTCGGCATTGCCAAAGGGTTTAAGTGCGTCGCAGGTTTAAACTGTACGTTGAATAAAAAAACTGGCGATCTGCAAGTACAACTTGTCGGCGGCACACTGACGGCACCAACGGTTGCGTCAACCAGTACGATCGCGACAGAACAATGCGGAACGATGTTTATCAATTCTGCAACAGCCACCATGACATTACCCACGGCAACTTCAAGTGTTGGTTGTGTTCTTCACTTCGCAGTCGCAAATGCCTCAGCATTCATCGTGAATCCAAACGGTACCGATCGAATCTTAGGTTTAACTGACGCCAATGGAGACGCTATTTCTAATAGTACCGTGGGCGGCACCGTCACATTACGAGCCATGAATGCAACTCAATGGGTAGTGATGGGATCTTACGGAACTTGGACAGACGCCAATTAATGAAGTCGTCCGGTTTATTTGAACTCGAAGCGCAGGGAATCTCTAAAGAGGAACTGCGCGAAGAGTTACGACTGCGCCAAGCTTATGCCGCGATAAAACAGTTGCTAGCGACACAAGACGGCCGAGTTTTCATGATGTACCTGCTACGTGAGTTCGAATATGGGGAAATGCCTCAAGTCGGAATGGATAAAGACCTAATGCTCGACAAGATGGGCATGTTACGAGCGGGACAAGCGATTTTTAATTTGATAGCGGAAGCAGATCCATACGGGGCCGCCGCATTATTAGGTGAAATAAAGAAAGAGGATAACGATGTTAAAAATATTCCAGATGATCCGAAGACAACAAATTCTTAGAGACACTCCAAACCCAGATGCAGGCGGTGACGACGGTGGCGAGGGAACTTCTCAAGACGAGGGCTCTGAGGCGAGCGCTGAGGAAACTGAAGCGCAAGGGGATTCCGAGTTCGACGAATTTGGATATGAAAAAACCGAAGGAGCAGAGGCAACGCCGCCCGCACCAGAGGGAAAAAAAGTCGAAGAAGCAAAAGCTGACGACAAATCCAAACAAAAGAAACCGGATGCTAAAGCAACGGTTACTCCTGACGCGGAATCAATCGTCGGATACCAATTAGAACCTTTGGTTGAAAAAGAACAAGTGGTGATTCCACCACCTCCTGAACCGGAAAAACCACTCTCGACTCAAGAGGCTTTAGGCTTTGAAGTCGACGTAAAGGGTTTGGAAAAAGAAACTGCAGTGAAGCTTGTAGGTGAAATTAAAGATTTGGGTCTGAATGAAAAAGCAGCTCAATACTTTATCGATCTTAAAAAGCAAACTGCGATCGCTGCAGATCACGCAGCTAAGCAAGCTCTCGATGACGTGCGTGCCGGTGCCGCGAAAAAGAAACTAGAGTGGGATAAAGAACTAAGAACGCATCCTACTTTTGGTGGTGAAAATTTTGGCGACACTCTTCACGTGAGCGCAAAAGTTCTAAAAGAATTTTTCCCTGAAACACAAAAGATGTTGACAGACAATAAGGGGATGTTGCCTCCTAGTGTTATTAGAGATTTAGTTAATTTGGGCAAAAACGTTCTTTATAAAACAGAACCAATTGTTTTAGGAGAAGAAAGTGCACAAACTGACGAAGATCAGGGACCGGACGCTCATTTGAGCTTCTACGAATAGAATTTTTGCTTTTTAACAAAAACATGGAGGCTTTTAATGGCTGCAAAAGGTGTTGGGATTGTAACGTTAGCGGACGTTGCTAAATCTAAAAACAAACAAATCGGTAAAGTTGCAGAGGTTTTGGTAAAACAAAATCCGATGCTGAACGATATTCCTTACGTTCAAATGAACCAAGGAACTATCCATACGGAAGACATTCGTTCAGGGTTGCCAGAAGTCTACTACCGTAAAGTGAATCAGGCTATTCCTGCCTCTAAGACAACAACTGAAGAGCGCTCTTACCAAGCGGCCCACTTCGAATCCAAATCACAAATGGATGAGAAAGCGGCTAATCGTGGTGGTGCTTCTCGTGTTGCTTACAATCGTTGGAATCAAGCAACAGGTCACATCCAAGCAATGGGTCAAGAGCACGCGAAATTGGCGATCTACGGATCTCCTGTATCGTCTAATCTTAAAACTCCAGGCTTCATGGATTATTATGCAACTCTTAACGTAGCTGAAGAAGCTTCGAAACAGATCGTTGATTTCGGTGGCACTGGATCAGACAACACGTCTATCTTGCTTGTTCACTGGGGTATCAACTCTGTGTTCGGTGTTTACCCTGAGGGTGAATCTGCAGGTTTGAAACGCATCGACCGCTCTAAAGGTGGAATGTTGGTTCAAATCTTGGGTCAAACTGCAGCAGGTAATCCGGGTACATACTACGGTTACGAAGAGCAATTTGAAATCGACCACGGTTTGGTTATCAAAGACTTCC